AGCCATCTAATATTAGGTAGAGTCCAATTCTTACGATCTCCATCTATAAAATGTAATAGTAGTGGCTGCTTATTATCTTTGATTCTTTTCTCTCCATAACCGCAGTGTTCACATTCTTCCTTATGTAATTCATGTAAGATTAACATCTTCTTTAGAATTGCAACCCTTGATGGACTAGTCCATTTTCTTTGCGTAAGTAGATTGTCTATTTGTTTTTGGTATCTATAAGGTAGATTTTCTTTTATGTGTGTTCGTGGTCTTAACGAATGAGGGTTACCAAACTTTCTATATAGTTCGTACAGATTTTTTCCAGTCTCTAGATCAATATATTTTTCTGCGTATTTTCTAAAGGTACGGATGTTAATGCCACCCATATATCTACAGGCTTCTGCAATACTTGAGGAATTAGCTAACGCTTCTCTAATCTCGTCTTCTGTTAATTGAAGTCCTAAGTGTGGGAATCCCAATGCTTTAGATACTGCATGAGGAAGTTTCTTTTGGTATTTTTTCCTAGGCCCCCTCATCTATTTTGGGATTGATAGATACAATAACATTCCATAAATCGTATGGATTATTCATCTCTATTTCTTGACCATCAAGAGATTGAATTACATTTATGGTACCATCATCATTGGTTCTATCGTATAAATAAAAGCTAATCATGTCCATACAGTCTTCACCAAAATTCATAAACATTAACATATCAATTATCTGAATGTATTTGTCTTCAAATTTAAACAGATCTATTTGTAATTCTTGATAGGCTATATTTGATCTTACAATGGTTTCTTCTAATAGATTTATAATCGCGAAGAAGCATTCTTTTCTTCTATCAGATTGTGTACGCTTCTTTCTTCTTACTGTAGATTGTGCATTAAGTAAAGAGTCTACTGCAAGTTGTATAGCTTTGTATGGTTCTGCCATTGTCTTATTTTTTTGGTATTCTAAGTGACTCTATTAATTTTGTTAAATGACTACACTTTTCGTAATCTTCTTCTCCATCATTTATGTACCAATGTAGGCAAGTACTTAGAGCGTCAGCCCAATAGTTCTTGTGAATCTCTATAAAATTATTTGATGAATTGATTTCAAATATAGACGCAAATGTTTTCTTATGAATAATTGCGTATTCAATTGCATTAGGTACTTCAGCCTTAAGTAATAATTTTAGAATGTTTGATTCCTGTAATTGGTCTAACGTAAGTTGTTCAGCGTCTTCGAATATCGCTCTAACTGTTTTTCTTTGCTGTTTCTTCATAACTAGGTTTAGATTATGTTATTCTCCTTTTAGGGTCTTCATTAACCAACCTGAAATGGCGCTTAATGGTATGATAAAAGATACTACATTTAAATAGGCATTTCTTTCATTGAAGTCAACAGGAATTCTAGCTTCGCCGAATCTTTTTTGTAAAGCTACAGAGATTTTATTTGCGTACTCTTGTTTCTTTCTTGGATCTTGTATCTTATCTTTTGGCAATACAAATTGCATGTTTACTCCTTTCTTTGTGGGAGCATCTGATAGATCGAACTGAAGTGGTAAAGTAACTTTCTCTCCATCTATAGAAAGATTAACTGAGTATCTTGGTGTTGCTAATATATTTGCCATGGTAATAAATATCTATTTATGTGGTTGAAAACAATGGTTTAATTGATATATTTACTGGCTTAACTGTTCTTATTTCCAGCCTCATATTCCCCAATTCAAATTGTCCTTCTTCTCCTGATTCAAATATAATCTCCTGAAGCTGTCCGATCATATTGGCATCTCTCTCGCTAAACGTTTTAGTGTTTATATAGATTAGAATATCATTGTCTGGTTGAGCTCCAGATTTAACTCTGTCCGATAAATTGAGTAATGTGTTTGATGATTCTCTAGCTATGTATTCATTCACTAAATTTTTTTCTTCTACGTATAAAGTGGTGCACCAAGGTTCGAACATATCAAGCATTAATGTGTTTACTATTACGCCTTCAATTATAATACCTATATTATATTTTTGTGGTATAATTGGATATTGATACTCATCATTTTTAATCCAACTACCCCATTTTCTAAGATAATTTCTTGCCGCTTTGCTACTGGCTTTTTTAAAGTAATCGTCGTCCTTTCCAATCTCTTGATTCCACCTGTGACCTCTACAAGTTAAGTGATAGACGAGTGCATCTCTTGATTGAATTAACTCATATCCTGCCATGATCCATCTTTGAAATATGTCCGAATCTTCGTAAGGGAATGGAGCAAAGATCTTATCATGGCCTCCAACTTTTACGAAGTCTTCTTTATATAGAATCCAAGGAGCAAACATGCCTTTTGTTGTCTTGTCTTTTTCATGTAGTTGAATCGTATCAACATATTCTTCGAACATCTCAACATTTAAAGAGTCGAAGTCCATACCAAAATCTTTAACTATTTTCTCTTTACCTTCTGGGTGTAAGGGAGGTTCTACCCTTGTTCCGCATACTACAGTGCCAGGTTTCAGATGCTTGATCATGTTCTCAATATAGTTTGGACCTATAATCATGTCTGCGTGCAAAATTCCTACGATTGAAGTTTCTGCTAATTGAATGCCTTTATCGTATAGTATTGTATGACCAATTCTTTGTGAAGATCTATATAGAGCAACGATATTATTGTCTTCTATAGAAGATAACCATTCTGTAGTACCGTCTGTAGACCCATCATCTAAAAAAATTATTTTAGCGCTTGAAGCGTTTCTCTTTATGCTATAGTAACAATTCTTTAAGTGCCTTAAATTATTGCTGGATGGTATTATTAGTGTGATCATGTTATTACTTTAATTGAATTGTGAATGCCCAAATAACATTTGGACTTATAATGTTATAATGAGAATAATATTGAGGATCATTTATTTCATTGCCAACTTCTGACCAATTATTAAAATCTTCAGAAAAAAAGAATTTCTCTTCTATTATTTTATATCCAACTAAATCCAATTGGTTTTTTAATAACCTTTGTCTTCTAAAATCATATCCTCTTAAAAATGGTTCTCCTGATTCTTCATAATTCATATAAGGACCAGCTGGGAGAGTTATGATCAACTTAGAGTTTTCGTCTTTTAAAATTTTACATGCTTTAGTTATTCCAAGTATGTCATGATTCCATCTGCAAGTATCATCTTCTGCGAGACCATTTGCCATTCTATTTCCAGCGAACCAAAATCCAAAGTGTTCGAACACAGATATTGCTATCACGTAATCAAATTTATTAGACTCTTCGAAATCTATGAAGTCAGTACATATATGTTTCCAATCTGTATTATGCTTAAGCCATGCGGTTGGTTCTACTGGTAAGATATCTGTAGTAGTGACGTCATTATATCCTAGTGATTTAATAGTTTCACTTATACCCTCTACTCCTCCCCATCTTTCACCAATTATCAATATTGTTTTATCTTCTAATTGATTAGAAAAATATGGTACCTCTACTATTTTAGTTCCTTTTAATTCTATATTCATCTGTGTAATTTTCTCCATGAGATCGTAATGACAAGTAATCGTTAATGTATTCAGAGTTTGCAAAATATTGATTCATGTTTGTTTCAGCTATTCTACAAAATTCTGAAACTCCTATGTTTATTTTATTTTGCTTAAATGTTTGAGAATTTAAATGACATATAGTATTAGTGTCAGATACAACAGTTGTAAGATTTAATTTATTCGATATACAACCAGTATAAAAATCTAATCCCCATCCATATATAAGTTCTTCAGGATATTGTTGTATCTCTTGTAGAATATCTCTTCTTAATAAAGGACTTTGAAAATCTATCCATCTAACTTCTCGTAATCCTTTACCCCAATTCCACATTTGTTTCCAATGACATTGTTCTACTGATGCATTAATTATAGAAGGAGAATATACTGACGCATCTGAATGTCTGGCTTCTTGTATTGAGGTACTTAAGAATGATGGTCCGTGGAATATTAAATCATTATTTAGAAAATAAAGATATTCATGATCTGTCTTTAAGAAGTATTCTAAAACTACATTAAATCCGCCACCGAAAAAAATATTCTGTTCAAGTGCGTGAGTAGTTGATTTAGCGAGTGATTCCTTAGATCCGTTATCTACGACCATCAATTCACATTGATCAAATATACTGTCTCTTTTTAATTGATCTACTAAATTATCTGTTAATTCTGGTAGATTGTGGTTTAGGGTGGCTATTAACATATTCTATTTATGGTCTTAGTTGGTCAAATTCATAGTATGATTCAAAATCAATTTTGCGGCTAGTTCCAGTATTATCTCTAATCCAATTTTCAATTAATGGAGCTAAGTCTAACTTATTCATGCTACATCTATTTGATAGATATGGAATATTTCCAGATCTTGATACTAAAAAAGGAAATACGCCTTCAAAATAATATCTATTTAAGTTTGTGTTATACCATTTATCTGAAATATAATTAAAAAACGTTTTAATTGGCTTTTTACAAATCACGTACATAGTATGTATGTAAAAAAATGGAGCGTGTGTATACGGTAAGGTATCAGTGAGTATATTTTCAAATAGAGGAATTTCTACGTCTGTCTCTGAATAAACACGATCTTTATTATATTCTAATCCTAGTAATCCATAGGATCCATATCCTTGAGTGTGTAATAAGTTTTCTATATTAAGTCTTCTATTGATAAGATTATCTATATACCACTGTCTTAAATAATCGCTATGCGAATTAACTGCGCCTTTCGTATGAATGAACCAGTAATATTCATATTCAGCATTTGATTTATTAAGTAGTTTTAAAGCAATTTGATAAGCAGAAGCATCACTATATGTATATAATGATTCATCATTTAATCTTTCATAAATTATAGACAGTCCTGAGTTTATCAATATATCTTCTACTTGTGGTATACACGCATAATTAATGCCTATGTATATATCGCTATCGGAGAAATTATTATTAAATGAACTTAAAAATTGATCTAACACAAATAATCTATCTTCACTCATGATTGAACATGCAAATAAAACGCAACTTTTTTTCATATACTATTTCTTATATAAAAATGCAATTTCAGAAACATTTGCCATTTCTAAAAATACGCTGCTTACATTGTAAGTCAAGTAAAGTCTCTCTTCATCAGTAATATATTTACTGTCAAAATTTTTATTCTCTATAAACTCTTTGATAAGATCTGTAGTATTTCTATCTCCAGCGTGACAGTATGCTGGGTGTCCAGCGGTATGCAAATCTTCTATCACATATAATCCACCTGATTTTAATTTAGGGAATAGAACGCCTAAACTGATTTGTTGTTGATGTTGCATGTGTCCACCATCATCTATAATAATATCGAATTCTATATCAGTATCAGATAAAAACTTCATTAAATCTTGTCTACTTGATTGATCGCATAAATACATTTTTGTATTTACTAGTGATAAATTTTCAGGTAAAACAATATCCATTCCATGAATAACTGTATTATTAACGCTAAAATATTCTCTCCACATTTTTGTGGATTCTCCTTTATCTAGTCCTATTTCTAAAAAATTCTTGCTGTTTTTTCTATACGCAGCGAAATGTTTTTCATAGTATGGTATATAATTATGATATACTTCGCCCTTATCAGTATTATATCCGTTTGAAATCTGTAGTAATGTTTTCATTTTTTTAATTTTAAATTATATATTGATTGTAATCCAATGCCTAAATAAAGTTTTTTCATCTTGTCTATATCGTAATTTTGCCGCTGATCTAACTCGTATTGGTGTGGGTAATGATAATTTTTAAATAGAGGACCTCTTGGAAATAAATCTATACATTTAGATGCTAATAACCATTCTCCATACCAAGTAAATTCTGATGGGCAATGATCTATAAGATCTTTGAATTTCAAATTATTCGGTTTTAAATAATGCTCTTCTAATGAAGACCAAACTTTGGTCGACCATATTGTGGGACCAGGACCAAAATCGTATACTATTCCGTCTCTATCGAATACTTTCATTATTTTTTGTCTATCTTCCACAAAACTTATGTAAGGATCAAAACTTAATGGATTTTTATCCATAAATTCAAATAGTGATTTATATTCATGACAAATCGTGTAAGGCGTATTTTCATCGAACATGAAATCCCTCTTATAAAAAGGTTTAATAAATAAACAGTCAGAGTCAATGCACAAATAATTTTCACATAAGTTAAGTCTCCAAAATTCTGACTTTACTATTTGCTGTCCTATCCATCCTTGATCAGCATTTACTATATCTTCATCAATTAATAAAGTGTAATCTCCTATAAGTTCTTTTTTAAATACATCAAAATCTACTTTAGGTACTGATACATAAAACGGTATCGATTCTACATTAAACTCTTTTATACTGGCTAATAATATCTTTACATGATCTAAATCATTGATGTAAGATTTGCAATAGAGAACTAATTTTTCCAAGAAATAGATTTTATTTATGATATGATGTATTAATTTTAAACTGCTCAACCTTCTTTAAACCCTTTTTAGAGCATTGGAAGTGTGTATGATATCCATCTATAGTATCTTCAGTAAAATATGTTTTAGATATCTGAGATTTAAATTCTAGTAGCATATTTTTTTTAGTCTCATACACTTCAGATATATCCATGAATAGATTAGCATTCCAATTTTCTAAAGCGCTAGGAGACTTATATTCAATAAGAGAATACGGTTTAATACGAGCCAATGCGTTACCAAAAGAAGACACTAATACATGTTCAAAATGACTATCTATAGAAGAAGGTAATAGTATAGCATCTATATCTAATTTAGCTAAGCATTCTATTTCTATATATTGAATCCATTCGTCTGTTTGTTTATCTTTAATAAATTCAACATTTGATTTTATTAAATTATAGTTATCTATATTTGCCACTTTCCATGAATTAATCATTTCATTGTATCTTAAATAACTAGTAGTACTATCGCAATCTCCACCATTAGACAAACATAAGATGTGAAATACAGTGTCTTTATTTTTAACTATAGTTCCACTCATGCTATACTCTACATCATCAGGATGAGGACTTAAACATAATACGTGATTAAAATTCATGAACTTCATATCTATTTTCTTTTTAAGTTAAAGCTAAATCCATGTGGCGCGTGTATTCTTATTCCATATCTTCTTAAAAAATCCCTAAATGCATCAGTTAGAACATCATGATTTCCTGAATACGTTAAATTCTCTATATCAAGAATCAATTTATTTATTTTTATTTTCGGATACTCAACTATTTCAATATTAATTTCTGTATCAGTTTTATAATAAGTTAACAATTCAACAAAATCTAATATTATTTTTTGAAATATTTTAATTTTATCTTCATGTGCAGGTTCTTCAATATGTTTAATTAGTTTAGCTGGAGATCCTACATATACACCAGATTCAGTCAAAGATTTTACTACCGTAGAATTAGATCCAACGATTACGTTATCAGCTATATTCACTCCTGACATTATAACCGTTTTCCATCCAATTATCACATCATTTCCTATATTAACTCCTGCAAAAGTTGATACTCCTCCTTTTAATACAGAATGCCAAAATCCATGAGTAATAATATCCACTTCATGAGAAAGTCCTACATTATTGCCTATTTTTACAGGTCTAGATAGATTTATGTATCCCGTATGTACAACGCAACCATTACCAATTTCTAAATTTGCAAATGGAAAATTAGCGCCTCCTCCTCCAATTTCAAAGAATCCATATCTAGTAGGACCATAATAAAAATCATCTCCTATATGAATGTTCTCACCGACTATTTTTAATCCATCTCCTATTTTCGCGTTATCGCCTAATTTAAAATCACCTCTAACTTTAATGTTTATGTTTTTTCCTAACTTTGAATTGTTTCCTATATCAATGTTATTTGCTTCTATGCTAACATTATTATTATATTCTTTGTATACTGCCATTATATTAAACCTCCACTTATATTTAAATTTTGACCTGTTATGTATTCAGTTTCAATTAAGTATTTAATTGTATTATATAGTTCTTCAATTGTTCCCCAACGTTTAATCGGTATACTTTGCTTAATAGGTTCTTTAAAGTCATCTGATATTTTGTGAGTTAATCCTCCATCAAAGTATCCAAGTTGTAAACTATTGCATGTAATGTTTTTTGATATGTTCTCTATAGCAACTGTCTTAGTTAAACTATCAACAAACCCTTTACAGCCAGCGTAAATAGCTGTGCTTACAACTGGATGATCTGCTAGTACTGAGGATGATAAAATTATTCGTCCGAATTTTTTCTCTCTCATCTGTAATAAACAACACGATACTATATTAATGGTTCCCATGATATTAATATTTAATTGTTTAGATATCTCATGGATATTAGTATCATTGTATTTGTGGATAAAACAATCGTAATTATATCCACTTAAGTTTATTACGATATCAACATCTACACTGTTAAAAAAACTTTTAACATCATTATACTCTATAATGTTTATATCGCGAGATCCTATACTAATAACACGATAATCATTACATAAAAAAGATTGTACTTGACTACCGAGTCCACCAGTGCCACCAAATAATGCGATTGTTTTCATATAGTGCTCTTATTTTATTTTTCCCATTTAATTAGCGCGGTACCCCATGTCCATCCTGATCCTACAGTAGCTAATAGTACTAAATTATTATTATTTAATGATTGATTATTTATCATGTGATGTAATGCTAAAGGAATAGATGCAGCCGCTGTATTAGCATACTTATCCATCACAGTTATAACTTTTTCAAATGGAATGTCTATTTTTATTGCTATTGTTTTTAATACTGCGATACCCGGTTGATGAGGAACTAAATAACTTATCTGATCTATTGTAGTATTATTCTTAGTAAGTATACTATTAATTGCTATGGGTAATTGCGTTGTTGCAGCTTCATATACAGCTTTACCATCCATTTTAAAATAACCTCCTATATGAGTGGTAAATCCTTCTATGCCAGTGCTATCTGCATGTATGTCTGTAGATATCCAACCAGTAGTTGATTTAGATAATACGATTGCCCCAGAACCGTCTCCAAAATATACACAATCTCTGCTGAGCTTATCTGTTATTGTAGAATAGGTTTCAGACGCCACTAAAAGTATATTCTTATAAGAGTCGTTATCTATTAATGAACTAGCTATATTTAATCCGTAGATAAATCCAGAACACACAGCATTAATATCAAAACACGGACATGTCGCTTTAAGCTTTTCTGCTACTATACACGCAGTAGATGGAGAAATTCTATCAGGACTTGATGTTGCCAATATAATCAAATCTATATCATCTATATTTAATTTTGAATTCTCTAATGCATTTTTAGCAGCATTAAAAGCTAAGTCAGAAGTTTTTTCGTCTTTGCTTACCCAACGTCTTTCTTTGATTCCTAAATAATCTAAAGGCCAATTTTCACTAGTATTGTAAGTATCATGTAAGTACTTATTTGTTATGACATTATTTGGAACGTGTACTCCTATTCCTTTAATTGCTACTTTGTATTGTTTAGACATGCATTATAAGTTTAGATCTCTCTTTACTAACTTAGACCAATTGGAAGAGTTTACATTCTGATGTCTCAAATAATGTATTTCATCTTCAGGCATATTATCTTTAGTGTAGTAAAAAGGTTGGTGTATTATCGTATATGGTAGACCTATTCTAAAACAATTAGAGCTCCATGATGCAGGAGTATTTGGAGCATATACTGAAAATGTTGTGTCTATAGGATGAGGATATAATTTAAAATCGCCATCAATGATTTCATCATTCCAATATGTTATTTCGTAATCATATACATGCTTAAGTAATGGGTCTGATAAATTTAGATCGTCTATTTTAATAGACATTCCAACTTTATGGATATTATATTTGTCTATCAAAAAAATCATATCGTCTATAAAATTTTCTGGCGTATCATCTATTGGATACACGTCACTATCAGTATAAGCATAATGAGTACTTACGATTTCTACAAATTTTGGATTTTTGGCTTCGTATGCTAAATGATTTAAAGCATAGCAATTATTGTATTCTGGATTTGTATTAAAATACACATCTAAATTCTCTTCTGTATACCAATTTAAGAGCGGTTGATATGTAGACATATTGTCTATTACAATAATATTATTGTAATTTCTTGATTTTAATGAGGCGACTAATTTTTTTACAGGTGTTAGTCGATCTCTATTTAATATTACTATCGGAGTGTCTTTCATTTTTACCATTTATATTTTTTAATTGTTCCGTATTGATCAAATATTGGAGGTTTTCCCCATTTTCGCATCCACTTAATATAATTTTTTTGTTCTGATTCTATTTGACGTTGAGATGATTTACCTTCATTCTCTTCTAATCTATGACTGCCTCTAGCTCCAAAATGCCAAACAATAGATTTTGTCGTACATATAAATTGATATCCTTCGTATAACATTCTTAGAAAAAGATCCATATCTTCCCAACTAGCAGGAGCAAATATTGGATCATTACCACCAATTTTATCCCAATCTTTTTTGCTGATTAATCCACTAACGCCTTCAGGTTTTGGTATTTGAATATCATTACTTTCCTTTACAGCTTCTGCGTAATCCTCGAAATAATTTGAATTGAAGTCACTGTGTAAGAATCCAAACTCTTCTTTTCTTACTATCAATGTACCTGGTCTGGATTCTTCATTGAATATATTAGGCTGTATTCTATAACTAAATACCCAAGTAGGAATGGTTTGTTTCTTTAGTAGTTCTAATAAAGCTGAGTCCCAATTTTTACTAACATAGAAATCAGAATGTAAAAACATAATGTACTCAGTCTTAACTTTATCTGCGCAGAAATTCATTCCACCACCGATACCTATTGGAGTATCATTAAGATCTATATAAACTTCTAAATCGTAAATATATTTTACTTCTTCTAGCCATTCATTAGTACCATCGGTACAATTTTCTGCGTGTATAATAAATTGAGCGTCTTTATAAAAACTATTCTTTCTTACAGATTGAATTGCTAATTTAAGATACTCTAAATTATTATATGTTGATATACAAAATGTAATTGGACTAGATTGTCTCATATAAGCTATTCTGTTTTTCTTGCCGTTTAATGTCTTTTGGATGATATAATGCCCAAGTTTCGTCTGTGTCTGGTAGATAAGTATATATTTGACAGCCGCATATTTTTTCGTGTACTTTACCTTCCCACTTTATCTTAGATTCATTCTTACAGATTCTTGTTTGATAATCTGGCCAATTAATATAGCCTTTCTTATTAACATTCCATCTCCATTTTGCTATGTGCTCTTTTGTTAATCCTTCAACAGTATTAACTCTTGGTACATGAATACACTCCATTATTCTATTATTATTCAATAGATCTCTTAAGTGTTGTATAAGAGGAATGGACAAATACTCATCTGCATCGATAAAGAAAATATAATCCTTTTTGCAATTCTCTTTAATATTATTTTTAAAGTTAGCAAAGTTTTTATTTAAAGGAAATGACACAAAAGTTAATCTATCATTAGTAAACTCTTGTTTATATTTAGCTATAACGTCTAAAACAGATTGCGTTACATTGTCAGAATCTACTTGGACGATCACCTCGTCATCTTGGCCAGCATAATTACTTAACTGGCTTAATAACCTATCTAATTCTTTATCCTCATTACAGGCTGTCACTGCATAGCTAAGTGTCACTGGTTTCATATATCAAATAGATTGATGTGATCAACTGCTCCAAAGAAATCTTTACCAAAGTTTTCAGTAGAAGAAGGGTCAGATTTATGTGTTTGGCCTTTATACTTGGCTAATTTTAGTTCTTCTTCTGTAAGTGCAATACTTTTTGTTGCTCTCCATTGCCAATCATCAGAGGTTTTACCAAAAACGTAAACTGTACCTTTTCCTTTTATATTAATTGTAATAGGATACCACACTCTTCCAATCTCATCCACTTGCTTAATGTCTTTATAAAGTTCAGGAAACCCATCTTGATCTTCATAAGCATCAAAATTAAAGTCATCCTCTTTCATTAGATCGTTGGTTTCAAATCCACATGCTACACAAGAGTACTTATTGTAGAATTCATTTATCGGTTCAATATTACAGCACTCTTCTTGTTTACAAAGAGGGCACATCATTAATGTTGTGTCTATCATTATTGTATCTTTTTAAGGGTAGGCAATTCTATCTTTTTAAGGGTAGGCAATTTTAATTGCATTTGTTTAGGTACTTGATCAAGATATGTGGCTAATACGTTCTTCATCTCTTCATAAGAAAATTTAGTCTTTGATTGATGAGCTTGCTGTTTTGCTTTCTCTTGATACTTAGTATATTTTTCAAATACATCTTTTAAGTAAAACTCTGCTTGTTTAATGTCTGGAGAAAACCAACTTGATTCAGGGATTAATATGTCTTTAGACGATGCTGAAGGGTGAATTAATTTTAATTCTCCTCCTACCATGCACGTATAATCCATTGATAAGAAATCCATGTAGCCTGAATATGCACTAACAATGATTGGCTTTTTTGATAAGCTAAACTCTAATAGAGGTCTACCGAATCCTTCTCCTTTTGTTAAACTAATCATAGCTTTTACTTTCTCATGATTATATAAATGGTTCATGTCTGAATCATCTACTTCTCCATGTATTAAATATAGATTTGGTAAATCATCAGAATCTATAGCGCTTCTTATCTGGTCTATTTTCTGTAACACACTATCTCGATCCATTATAGAAGCTCCTCCACCCGATACTTTTAGTATCATTGCGGGTTTATTTTTTTTATTCTTAAATGTATCTAAGAAAGTTTTTATGGTTAAACCAATATTTTTTCTGTCCTCTCCTAAATCTCCTTGTAACCAATGTCCAACTACTAGATAACAAAAGCTTTCTTTAATATTATCTAACACAGATACTAAATCTGTTTCAGGAATATCTAGATCTTCTAAAAAGAAATACTTATTTAAATCCGCGCCTTCAAAAATAACTTCTACTGGCTTTTCTAGTTTAATAATTCTTTTTAATCTACCTTGCTCGTCATTTTCTTGAAAAGAAGATTGATTAAATACCATCTTCGCATGCTCTGAAGAGACTAACGTAAGATTCATTCTATTTATTCCGTCTATCCAACTTGCATGACATAGATTAGTTTCTATTCCTGCTGTTAAGCCAATATTATATTTTCCTATTGGTTGAAATTCATTTGGAATAGTAATTTGACACCAAAAATCTGGTTGTCTTTTTACTTGACCTGTTTTATTTAATAGTGGAGTCAACCATCCCCACTCTTCTTGATTGGAAGCAATATATCCCCATGGAGTTTGTCCCCATCTTTGAGGAAGTATCTCTATTTCCCATTCATCTTTTTTTAATTCATAAAGGGCTTTTACAAAATCCCTTGCTCTACTTCCATATCCACTGACTGTATCTATTGGACATGATATAACTGCGTATTGTTTCATAAACTTATTAATATGTTAATGGATGAGGTATAGTTTTAGGTTCTAAAGGTTTAATTTTAATGAATTCAAAAGATGGTCTTGGTTTAAAAGTATCAAAAGTCTCATTGATACCATCGATTATATTCTTTGCCATCCATCTTGCACTCATCATAGATTCATCTGAGGTAACCCAATCTCGAGCGGCTTTACATACTTCTTCGTATGTTTCAATTCCTCTCCAGTGAGATCCGTACTCTTCAACTTGATTTGTTTTTAGAGCATATACTTCTTGAATTTGATCAGCGATGTCTCTAAAGTCTGCTCTATCATCCCATATATAAGGAGTCTGTACAGATCCTACTAAACTCATATTGCTCGGAAATACTGGGAATGCCCATTTTCCATGTTTTTCATAGGTACCAAAGTGATTAGATGGCACTTCCTTTGTTGGAGTAAACCAATTGCCTTCTTCATCTTCGAATCTCATTTGATCCTGCATTCCTCCAGTGACTGTTGCGATGATTGGTTTACCACACATCATAGCCTCTGTTAGACTTAGTCCCCAACCTTCATTAGAAGAAATTAATGCTACTGAATCAACACAGTTATAAAGTAGGTTAAGATCTGATGTTGCTAATTTCTCTTCATTGATGAATACATTTTTATGATCATCTGAACATAGTAAATCTATAACTGCTGGTAAATCTGTACCATTTTCGTCTACGGCTTGTGTATGAAGTAGTAATGCGCATTTAGCTGCGTCTTCTTTTGAAATAGAATCACAGAAATAAGACCATGCAGCAATAAGATCAGATACGCATTTACGTCTAATGTTTCTGGCATTATAGAATAAAACAAAATCGTATTCTTTATCTCCAAACAATCTCTTTTTTAGATTTTGAACATTCGCATATTCTTCAGGCATAAACTCATTAATCGGATAAAAGTGTTTCTCATTTATTCCATGAGGTACGTACTTTAAAATCTTTTCTTTGATGCTTTCACCAAGAACCATTTCATTGATGATCTTTGTTTGTTTAGATATTGAAAACAATGTATCACAAGATTCATAGTATGGTTTATTATACAGTGGAGCTGGTAAATCATCCCAAATATTTAAGTATATTATAGGAAGCGTTTTTCTTATTTCATTTTCCATTTGAAATAACCATGTCCAATATCTTGGATCTGTGAAAATCATTATCGCATCTGGCTTTTCGATATCGATCAATTGGCGAACTAATTCTTGTGTACCATATCCACTAATTGGATAGATGTACACTGAAGAATCAGGAATTCCAATTAGTTCATTTGTATTATCACAGATGTCTAATCTTTTGCCCTGATCAGGGTGATTGATTGCTCCTCCTACATTGACCCAATTAAATACATGAGCTGTATTGACTACAATTTCTCTAGCCATAGTTGAGATACCAGATGTCATTCTGATATCATCGCACATGAACAGAATCTTCTTTCTGTCTTTTTTTGGTACATAACCTTCGATCATAACGTGTATTAGATTTTATTTAATGTTTAAGACGTCACTACTTCCTGTGTAGTAAACGTTGATTTGATTGTAAATTCGCTTTCTAAATTCTTCATCTGTCATATAAAGATATAGTGTTCTTTCTACAACTTCTTGTAAATTCATTTTAGATTTTACACAAGTTACTTTAAAGTCCTCATAAAGAGTTTCAGGTATTTTTAAAGAGGTTGTTGATCTTTTTGTTTTTGTGGTCGTCATATTGTTATTTTCTAATAAATATCTAATATGGATATTAAAATATACAAATATACAAAATAAATTAAGATTTACTGCAAAGTTCTGGTTTATCTTTAAACTCACACCATTTGCAACCGTCAAAATTCTTTGGATATTCCCTATCTATATACTTTGCATCTGTGGTAAAACAATCTCTAATAAAAGCTTCGAACTCTTGTACAGCTTTTTTAAGTTTGATCTTGCCTTGAGCGGGTATAATCTCTTGTACCCAATGAGTAGGAAAATCTTCGCTAATGAAAGGTCTTCTTTTAACGATCATGAATTGTACATTAACTTCGTCTGGAGTTATTTTTAATGCTCTAGAATAGAAATGTTTATAGAGTAGAAGCTGCGCAAGTTTTGCGTCATCCTTTTTATCAGCTTCTTTCCAACCTGATCCACTAGTTTTAAAATCTATAATATTATAGGTTTTATTTACTTCATCATAGAAAATAATATCTATATAACCAATCATAATAACATTTGGTATGTCTTCTATGATATACTGTTCCATTGGAATCTCTATACCAACCAATTTTATTTGCTTAGTTGAAAAATACTTCTTACGATGCTTCTTAATCCAATTTAATATATTAACTCCATCTTGGATAAATGTAGTGAAGTCGTCTTTCTTAACGTAATGCTCGCCTTTATTTTTCTCTATCTCTTCTTTGTAATTAGTGAGCATACGCTCTTTAAGAAAGCTCTCAAAGTCAAATTCTTCTGATGCTTTTACTGTTACATCATACATCAATCTTAAGTACTCTTGAATAGTTTCATGAAAGCTGGTACCAAATAAAGTGTGAATGCTTGGTTTAAATATCTTATGCTTCTTGATGTAGTTTAGATACCATCTAAAATTACACTGCTTGTACATAGAGTACTGAGAATACGATACAGATTTCTGATACGCATAATTAATTTTAGATTCATGTTTTGGCATAACTTATTTTTTACCTTCGATGAGTGTCTTTATCTTTTTTAGATAAAGGATTGAATCCATGTGTTCTTGTATAGCGTGCTCTAACCATTCAGCTAAAGATAGATCTGTTCTATCTAAATCTGTATTGTACTTTGCTTTTCCTACACGTGATCTGTCTATAAATTGATCTACGATACTGTCTACAATGGAGTCAGCTTTAACAACTGTTCTTGAATTTTCCTTAGTGTATATTACACTGTCCTCTTTAAAGTCCGTTATGGCCATCTGATTCTTTGTTTAATTGTTCAACTAATTGTGGAGGTAACATATCATCATTTGTATGACCGCAGTTCGCGCATACGAACACTTGAATAGGCATTAATGAATCTTGAGTTTGTCCAGTTAAAAACTTGCTAACTTTTCTTAGCATTAATGCTTCTACGAAGGTTTGGCTTTTACACTCTTCGCAAACTACTGGTGTAGTCTTATCGATAGAGATGTTCATCTGTTTGGGTTGTTGTGTCATTAGTATTTTTTTATATACCAAATATACAAAATTAATACTAAATAAAAAACTATATGTTTATAGTGCTTCAGTACTCCCTCAAGGATTCGAACCTCAACAAATTGTACCAAAAACAATTGTACTACCGTTATACTAAAGGAGTAATTTGACACTCTATTTTATCCAACTACAAGTGTCGTGGCTGTCCCTTTTCAGGTTAGGAATAATCATTCGACTTCTCGAGGTTCAGGCTGATTTGCCCGGATATTACCACCTATCATATCCTAGGTACCCATACGGGCATCACCTCCGCTTCTCATCATATTGGGCATACTAGTCGGTGATTAATCGACTCGTGTAGTCAGGACAGGATTTGAACCTGTAAGCTCCTTTTCGGGTAGGAACAACCTTATTGCGTCTACCAATTCCGCCACCTGACTACGAAGACATCATTAGAATTTTGACCATTACATAGTTTCCTAAGTGTGAATATACTCCGTTGATGTCTTTGTAGTCAGGACAGGATTCGAACCTGTAATAGGCAACCATAAAGGACTTGGAACCATTCCTCATTACGCTCCTGACTATAAAACTCCACCCCGTAGGTGGAGAGAGCGAATTAAGGTATCGCTTTAAGACAATTTAGTCAACCAGTGCGCTTACCCTTTGGGTGGCGCTGTAGTCAAGACAGGATTCGAACCCGTATTACCACCGTGAAAGGGTGGTGACCTAACCCCTAGTCGATAGGCGCTGGAGGAGATGCGGGGATTCGAACCCCGGTCTCCGTAAGTAATCATAATACCCTTCTTACATGCTTAGTCATACTGTACACAGTGACAAGAGTTCGATCTGCAAGCTGATCAGTATTGGGGTCGTACGGCTACGTACAACTAGGCCACCACTTGGTTTAAGTCCAAGAACTATTTTTGTAACTTACTGTTCCATCCAAGTTACCAGGAGAAGAAATCTTAAGCTGCTACAGCCATTTCTACATTGGCAAAAGCCATGTTGATAATGCGTGCACCTTCTTCTTGACGAGAAATTGTATTGTCGTTTATTTTTTTAGGAGTGGTTTGACGCTCCCACGTCTTGCATGTGATACTACCATTCTCATACGGATCAAATGCCTGTCATCCCCTTATATATGATAAATAGTTAAAAAAAGACCTTTCGATACGTAGTCTTTGCAGGCCTGACACCCTGACGTCTTTTTCTTCCACTTATTTCGCCTCTACGGTACTATCAACTTTTACTGTGTCAACTACTGTTTTTGTACTGTCCACTGTTGGATTTACTTTACTAGTGTTACTTCCGCAAGCTGATAAAAAGGCTACTAAAGCGATTGCAAATACTGCTTTTTTCATGATTATTTGTTTTGATTATTGATTAATATAGAGTAAATATACCCCTTAGTATTGATATAAGGAAATATAAGTTTCTAGTAATAGAGATTTATTTGGCTTATCGCTTACTAGTTAACTATAGGATTATCATAGAAACACACCAGAGCATATCCTGCAGTGGTGTGCTTTTATATAAGATATAGTATTAAATAACTAATCCATCTTAGCCATTAGATCCGTATCTAATAATATAATACATTACAGAACTAAAAGTAGTTAATACTATGATTGCTCTAATCAGCATCTCTTTATGTTCTTTTTGCATATTATTAGTCTTTAGTATTTTCGGTAGAAGTTTTCTTACTAAATTTGTCTAATGAATCTGCGCCCATACCGATAGCTGTAATAATCATTACTGCGTCTACCAATTTATCGGCAGGTTTAAATTTTTCTTCTGAGAAAGAGTTAGCGCATAATGTAATGCATAAAAATAAAGCACCTAAAAGAGCTACTACTGGCTTAATTGATGTTGAACCTCTTTCGTCTTTGAAAAGTGATATGCACCACTCTTTGAATGTCATGTTTTGATCGCTCATAATAAATTTATTTTATGGTGTTTGTTTATCAAATACCTTGATTTATTCAGAACTCTTTCTGCTTCTGACATGCTTGAATATATTATGTCATCTATCATTATTTTTTTACCGAGTTTATCAACTACTTCTTTAGGTCTTTTTACTCCTTTTAGAGACGATTTTATTTTATTTTTAGTTTCTTCGCTATGTATATAGCCATTATTTTTTCTTGTCTCAATAGCTTTAGTATAACTATTTTTAGTATGATTTCCCCTTTTAACGCCTTTAAATTTATTAGATAATATTATCTTTGTTTCTTCTTTGCATTTAGGCATTTTTCTACCTTTTAAATTCTTATTTCTTTTTTCTATAGCTTCTTCTGACCAATTAAGTTTTCGACCTTTCATTTTTTTACTTATCCTTGATTTCTCATCTTTGCTTTTAGGTCCTCCTCCTCCATCTCCATTTTCTTTTTTTAAATTTGCCCAATCATTATTATCTACAATATTATAAAGATCACTATAATATAAACCTTGTTCTTTTAATAATTCTTTATCTTCAGTTTCAAATAAAATTATTGTTTTTATATCTTTAGAAGACAATTTATATTTTTTAATATGATGTAACCATCTTGTACCACTACCTAAATATTCAAAAGGATTTTGCTCGGTTTTTCCTAAATACTTTAATCCTCTCGGACTCTCTTTTACATACAAGTATATTTTTTTCATACTTATAAATATTAAGTATAGCTCAATAAACCATCTTTAAAATTATTTATTTTCGATAACACGTTTATTTAATAACCTCTTTAATAAAAAATACAATATAAATAAAGATCCCGAAACACAATAAAAAACGATATCTGCGGCCCAAAACGACCCAGTTATATCCATTATGAATTTGAATATTGCATCGTAACCAAAAGGCAGAAAGAACATCGCTAACATTAGAGACATTTCTTTTAGTGTAGTTAACTGTTTTACTGTCATCAGGATCCATAGTTTTTTTAATTACGTTAATAATAGAGATAAAAATTTTAATGGTCTTTATCACTTGGTACTGCTAATAGATTAAATGGTTGAGCAAAACCATTATTATCTTCATCGTCAACTTTAGTTTTTAGATTTTGATTCTGCTCTTTTAATATATAAACTATCTTAGTTAGGGTTACAATTCTTTCTTTAGTCTTAACTAAGACTGAATCTGCTTTACGACTAGCTATTTTAATTGCTTCTTTTCTAGTCTCTTGCATGGCTCTAGATTTTTTAATCAATTCTTGATATTTGCGTTCTCTTGTTGCTTCATCACTAATTTTTTGAGTAGTTCCTAATTCGCAACTCTGTAATAAAATTAGCGATAGTATAAGTAAACGGTATTTCATATTAATTAGAGAGTTGATTAAGTGAAGATAGCACATCATTTTTTGCTTTTTCTGTAGCAGATAAACTAATAAGCTCCATCACTTGATTTTGTAAGGTATCGACTTTAATTTCGTATCTTTCTATTTTAAGATCTTGTCTAGCAAGCATTTCTTTATTTGACATCTTAATGTCTACATATAAATAGCCTATAGCTATTAATACTATAAATAACATTCCTTTTACTGGATCTTTTGAAAACTCTTTAAAACTAATTGGAGGTTTAATAGTTCCGGACACCGCTTCAATTGCGCTTACTTTTTTTGCTGACATTAGTTACACTTTATTTAATGTGAATTTATTTTTTGCGTAACTACCGTAACTAGATTTATTCGTTATTAGTGATGAAAATTAATTCCTGGAACAAATATTACAAGACATGATAAAACTATTACTGCTGCCGATAGAATAGATTGATCTGTTCTATAAGTTCTTACATCTTTTTGATACTTCTTATCATATTCTTGATACAACTTAAGATTAGTCTCAAATTTATATTTTACTTCAGTATATTTAGCCCAAAGTGTATCAACTGTTTCTGCATTAATGCGATCGCTTTCTATATAATATCGTAATGAATCTTTCATTCCTTTAATCGTCTTTTCATTATTAGAGAAAGTTTCATTCATTTGTCTGCCTTGTTTTACAGTCATTATTACAACTGTATCTTTTCCTATCATTTTTGTGATCGGATATTGCGCAGAGCTTGCAAGACTTAACAACATTAGCAATAACAATAATAACCATTTTTTTACGCGCATAATTTATTTTTTATTAGTGAGATTCATCCCAAGATTCTTTTAATAGTCCACAGTTTTGACACTCTAAATGACCATCATGATCACTATCATCCCATACATGTTTACATTGACGATGTTCATGATGTTCAAATTCTAGCTTCTCCATTTCATGTTTGTGCGCTAATTCAGATTTCTCTATTTCAAAATTCTGTTTATTTTCTATAACTGCTAAATCTCTTGCCGCTGCTGCTCCTTGAATAAATGCATCAGGAATTAATGGAGTAAATGGTTTATTGGTCTCTTTCAATTGAGATGATGAGATACCTTTATCCATTTTTGCGGCCAATACTTCCGGACTATCGTTCTCTTCATCCATTTTGGCGACTAGTAATTTATCTTTATCTTGATCAGAAAACCAATAGTCAATGATTTTACCATAGCTACCAATAAATGCACCTAATAATAAAAGTAATAATTCTTTCCATTCTCCTGCCATTCTAGTACCTAATCCTATAGCGGCAAACATTCCAGCGATTATTAGCATAAATCCACCTAATACTAAAGCTGTAATATACCATCTTTTGGTCATTATACTAACTAGTAAATCTTTAAATCCGCTTTCTTGTTGTTCAGCCATGATATATTAGTCTATTTTATGTATATAAATATCAGTTATTTAGCCATGGATAACAGATTAGTTAACTGACTAGCGCTCATTGCGCCTGATGATCTATGTTTTATTTGATTTGTAGTATCGTCTATAATAATTAAAGTGGGAACAGAATTAACGTTATACTGTTGTGCCATAGAACCCTGTGTATCAACGTCTACATAATTAATTGCTACTCCTAATTGAGCTGCTGTTTGTTGTAATACTGGCTTGAATGTTTTACATGGTCCGCACCATTGGGCGGAAAAATACAATACTGACATAATCTATTTATTTAAAATTTAAAACCTGTTAATTTTTCTATATCTCTTACAGTCACTTCATGTGAATGAACACCTGTAGGTTTATCTGGAGTATTATTAAATTCAAATGCGTACCATTGCTTTGTTTTTATAACATATATAACCTTCCAACATTTTGTTGGTACAGCTACTCTATGGACACCTATTTGTTTTGCAATCCCAAGACTTCCACACCACACATGAACAGAGTCATTTGTTTTAGCTAAATCTCTTTCAAATACTTCTACTGATTTCCAATCTCCTGCATTTAATGAATGATACTGTGCAGTCATATTACTAAAATAGAAACATTCATCTTGAACTTCTGGAGTTTGGCATTGATTTTCAGCAGCTGGTATATTATGGCCTCGATCTAGACCGCTTCCGACATAATCAGCTGCTAAACTAGTTTCAGACACTAATTGTGGATCAGGTTTAAAGTTATCTTTTCTAGCTAATGGTGTAGGGCATCCAACTTTTGCTTTAGTAATCCACCACTCTACTAATACTGGATATTTCAATAGCGTAGAATATACAGCTGTGTAATTAGTGTGTTTTAAACGCACTGTATCTTGAGAGTGTACTTTCGTTAACGCAGTTAACAAAACCAATACAATTATTAGCATATTTTTCATGCTTATAAATATATGTATTCTATAATTGGAATATAGAAAAATTGTCTTCACTATCCATAAGTATAGCTGTTCTATTTTCTACCCAATCTCCAGAATTTAAATACATATTATTGCCAATAGAATAAATTCCAGGCTGATGAATATGTCCACAAATAGCTCCATAACAATCTCTTTTTTTAGCCATTTCTACAGCTGCAGTTTCAAAATCATTAATATAATTAGTTGCAGCCTTTACTCCAGCTTTAATGTCCTTTGATATAGATTGATATGGCAATTTCATTGCTGATCTATACCTATTATACCACCTATTACACCAGAGCGCGAGGTCATATCCAATTGATCCAAGCTTAGCAATCCATTTATACTTTGTAATAAAGACGTCTATGATATCCCCATGAAACACTAGATAATTTCTCTTTTTATATACATCATCAGTGATCCATTTTTTTGTTTCTATAATATGATCTTCCTTAATCTGTATATTACCGAAACTATTGCCTATAAATTCACTAAGAAATTCATCATGATTACCTCTAATCCAAATAATTTTAGTGCTATTTGAAAGCTTCAATATTTTTGAAATAACTTTCGTATGCTGTTTTTTCCACTTAGATCCTCTATTTAAAGCCCAACCATCTACGATATCACCATTTAAGATGAGTAAATCAGTTGGATGATTATCCAAGAATTCTATAAAATCTTTAGCTTTACTATCTAGTGTACCAAGATGTAAATCACTAACTATTACGGCCTTGTACTTTTTGATCCCAGTAGTTGTAATCATGCTTAAAAAATTCGTCGTTATTTCTATTTATCCAACAATTAAAAGCCAATTTTATCATATACCATACACCTTTTTTCGCAAATCGTCTACCTGGAGTATAAGCATATACATTGATAACTTTAAACTTGCTAGGTTTAATTTTCGAGCTGAGATGATAATCCTCAGCAATTTTATCTTCTTCATTAAATCCGCCTAATTTTTTAAATATGTCTGTTTTAAATAACATAAAACCACCAATTGCAAATGGTTTTGTTTTTGAGCTAATCCATTGTATTACTTCGAATGCTCTATATACCCAATCAAATTCTTTTTCTAATGTTTTGAATTTGCATGTAACTAAATCATAATCACCTCCTACTATAATTCTCATACATTGAGCTATTATATCGACTTGCTGTAGATATATATCTGCATCGATGAAAAGTACGTATGGGGTTTTTACAAATTTAGCACCATTATTTCTTGCCACTGCAGGTAAACCTCCTTTAACAATTTTTATTGTTTTAGAATTACTCTCTTGATATTTTTTTAAAAGCCTAATAGAACCTTCCTCATCTGATGAATCGGCTATTATAATTTGGCAATCTAATCTTTGATTTTGTATAAGCTTAATAATGTCTATAACGCCTCTTCCTTCATTCTTACATGGAATTACTATAGTTAGTTGAGCATTCATACATATAAATATGATTACTTATGCTTCTTTTTGACTATTCGCTTCTTTGTATTCTTTTTATGTGATACTTTGCGAATGCTACTTTTAGGTTCTACTTCATCTAAGTTCAGTTGCTTTATTATTGCTTTAAGTTGATTGCTATAACTTTTACCCATTTCAGAGTATATTTGATCTACGAATGTATAATACTCATCTTCAGATTTAATATTTAGTACATCATTTCTAACAGATAACATCAAGTAATAATCTATTATACTAAGTTCCCATTTTTGATAGTGCGCGTATCCATTTATTGATGAATCTGATGTTGTCACTCTAGTATTAGGGGACTTCATTCCAAAGATATTATTATTAACTTTGAAATTTTTAGATTGAAACCACCCAGTTTCTAATATGCCTTGAGCTATGACAATCTTTTTATATTTAAAAGGCAATGTGTATACTGCGCTTATAAGCTTATTAACTGTAATACTATCGTCTTTTTGTTTTGTTGGTATTCTTGTTGATCCAACTGATAGGTTAGTACTAATTACTATTAGAAGTAGTATGATGCTTATTATCTTCATTCTATTCAGTTTCATGTTCAAAATACTGTTCAAATTCTTTTGCTACTTTTGGATTAACTTCTTTTAAATGCTCTTGTGTTAATTCATATCGTCCTAATTCTGCATTAAGATTAAATAGCGAATCATGCATAGACTCATTTAATTCTGAGGCTTGCTTTTTTAATTGTGTGATTTGATTACGTTGATCATTAATTGTGTATAATAATAATCCAGCTGCTACTAAGCTTAATAAGCCATTAATGTAATTTTTCATAGTATTTTTTATTTAATTAATCCCACCAATTGGCAGATTTTTGTTTAAGTATTTCAAATATTAAATTGCGACATCTTGTTTCATTGTATATACTAACTCTCGTAGAGATATGATCAGAGTCATATTTTTCATTTCTATATTTCTTAAGAATTTTTCTTGTAGCAGATGGATATAAGTCCAAATATAGATCTAAATGATCTTCTACTATATTCATATTCCATTCTCTTGATCCATATTGATCAGGTTCACTAAAGCTATCTTCTATTTTACAATAGTCATATTTTTCTAAACTATAATAGCTATGAAGTTCTCTTTCTATTAGATTAAGAACCACTGTCATCCAAAAATTGTCATTATCGATATTAGTGTGTCTATTAGCATTTACTAATTCTGCTCTTTGATGTTCAATCTTTTTCTGTAAAATAATAAGAATGAAAGCATCATCCCAATCTTTGTCATTATAAAGAGTTGGAATCCACCGAATAATATTCCAAACACCTTGGAAAAAATATCTAATTCTCCAGTGAACATATTTTCCCCATTTAAATCTAGTGTTGTCCCATGCAGAATCTTTGGGCACAATTAATTTATTGTACTTTTTCATCTTTCTTTAGTTTTTTAACATGATCATATAGGTCTAACAGAGTTCCATCGAAGTTTTCCATTATGCTGGTCAGCTCTTCTCTTTGTACATTGAATGTTTTACGGAAGTCAGAATAAATCTTAGCCATGAGCTCCTTTTCATTCTTCTGATAATCTTCGTTTAATCTTCTAGCTCGCTCTAAACAAAGACCAGCAATTTCATGTCTTTCATCAGGATGTTTAATACCCACAAGTTTATCTTTCATTAAATAAAACTCGTGTTCCATTTGATATAAATAATCAGATGGATCGTAATCACCGTGTTTAATCTTTTCGTAAAGTGGAGTTTTTTTATCTAATTCTTTTCGAGTCTCGTATCTACGCCACCAATAATATTTATTGTATTTGGTTGGGTTTAAACATTGTAATTGTGACTCGATAAATGATCTATCGCAGAATGCTTGCATAACTTTTATTTATAGATCAAATATACCCCTTATTATTGACTATAGGAAATTTAAAATTCGAGTAGACTGTAATGTCTTGGATACACATGTAAATTAGTGATAGCCCAGTGCATTTGTCCTATTTCATAACCAGTTTCTAGTGATACTTTTTCCATTAGCTTTGCGAATGTATATTGATCATTTGAGAAACCAAATACTAAGTCTATTGATCTTGCGAATACTGTTAGATGCAATCGATTATCTTTAACATAGAAATTAAGCACATCATTACATGGAGTATCGTATTTGTATCTGTCTAATTCGTGTAGTATATAATGAACCACAATTGCTTTACGGGTTTCTGGATTGGATTTTAAATCTTGAATGACTCTTTTTAGTTGATCATTATAGTTCCAAAAATAGCCATAATTTGAATTGACTTCTGTTGTACCAGGTACCATCATCTGTTTCCAGATCTTTGCTTTCTCTCCAATCTCTTTAGCGTCTCTATCTCCTTTAAGATACCAGTCCCATTCAAAGTCAGCGTAATCTAAATTAAACTTTCTTTCAGGAGTTGTGATAATCTTATCTTCAGGATACAATAGAGTAAATGATTCATTGAAGATCGCTTTAGTACCTGCGTAATCTTCTCCTTCTGTCATTATCTTTTCATAGATAGCTTCAAATGCATAAGTTGCGTTATTGTACTTCATACTTTTCTACTTTAATAAATTGTTTTAAAAATTCTACACTACCGTTATCTCGATAGAATAGGTCTAAATATACTACTCTTTTTACACCTGATTGTAAAATAAGTTTCGCGCAATCTTTGCATGGGGAAAGAGTTAAATACATAGTAGTGCCATCAGTAGATAAGCCCATTTTTGCGGCTTTAAGAATACAATTAGATTCTGCGTGCAATACTTCTGATTTAGATACTAATTTAAATCTTCCATCATTATCTTCAAAAGGATACATAGCTAATATAGTCTCATGATCGATCCATCCTCCCTCAGTTCCATTCGCATATAACTTATCTTCGCAGCAATTTTCCATTCCGCTTGGAGTTCCATTATAACCAAAACTAATCACATTACCGGACTTTACCAAAACTGCACCAACTTTAGCTCTAGTGCAGTATGATAATGTTCCAATTTGTTTTGCTATCTCAATAAAAACTTTATCAAGCTTATCTTGTTTCTTTCTCCTAATGAGTGCCGGTGCTTCCAAATCCACCTGATCCTCTTTGGGTATTTCTTGATTGTAATTCATCTACTAATTCTATATTTTCGTAACTAACTGGTATTAACACTAATTGAATTAACTTCATGCCTGGTTCGATCTTTACAGTTCCATGAGTAATCTTAGTAACATGTAAATGAATTTCGCCTTCATAATCTTCATCTACTACTTGAGCACCTACTTGTAATCCTAATTTTGTAGCTACGCCGCTTTTATTTAAAGCTAACCACATATATCCAGTAGGAATGCTAGCTTTTATTCCAGATGGAACTAATACGCTATCTCCAATACCTATAATTTTCGTAGTAAAATCTTCGGGCACATAAAAATCTATACCTGCTGATTCAGGAGTTCCTCTGTTTGGAGTTTTAACCTCTCTTACTTTTTGTATTTTCATCTTTATTTTTTAATTACTACTGGTGTTACCTCTGGCGGTATTAAATTCGCGATCGGCAAACATATTCTTATATTCATTTAATGCAGCCATATAAGCCACCGCGTCTAATAGATTGTCTTCTTTGTGATTATAAGACTGTCTGGACAGCTTCAATGCAATCATACAATTAAACATATCAGCCGTAGTAATTTCTTTCCTAGACATAAGGGATGCTATTTTGGCTGATTCCATCATACCTTCTATGAATGGTCCATATTGCCTTTCTTTTTCTTCATTACGCTCGAAAACTATTTCGTTTGCTTTTGTTAAGATATTCATATTTTATTTTTATTATACTAATATACTGATTCTTTGCTTACAATATCAATTAATCTTTGTAGTAGGCTTTAAAGTCTCTAAAATCACCCCACTCGCGACTTGAATCTATATCACTAGCTTTTAAACTTGATTTAGGCATATTTCTTGCTACGTTCCAAAACCAATCTCCTTCTTTTCCGTGCTGTTTCATAATTTCCCATCCTTTGGCATCGTAAGTCTGAATACAGTCAAATGGAGGCGTAATTCTAGCGGGTTTTAAAAATGCTTTATCGTAAGTATAAAACTTAGCTCTACCTAATTCACCGTCTTGGATATTTCTAGCAACGGCAACTGCGTTGAATTGCGTTTTTGGTAATGCTATTTGCAGTGTTCTACTTAATACTCCAGTAGAAAATACACTCCACATCGTATTAATATCTAGATCTTTTAAAGCATCGTAAAATATTCTTACTCCACCAGCTACTACAGATTCGTGTTTAAGTCCAAATGGTAGATATTTTGCGCCTACTCTTTCTGCGAATTGTTCTGCCCATATATTAGCTGTTGGCATCGCTGGGATTTTTACAAAAAGAGGAATTCCTCCATATTCTATTGCAGTTAGTTGATGTTCTGATGCTTCTTTAGATGCTGGCATAACTAAATATAGTTTCTTATTGTATTTTCTTGCCAAGTGACATAGAGAGAAAGGGGCGAATCCAGTTCTTGGCGCTACGTATACCATTGCGTCCTCTTTTACTTGAGATATAAAAAAGTCGGCCATTTTAGCTTTACTTCCGTAAGTATCTACACCGTCATCGATTATATTAAATCCATCAATAACTTTTTTTGTAAATTTAAAATCGTGTTTATAGTCTTTAGTCATCTCTAAATAGTAATCTAAATTTCTACCATTTGAGAGATCTAAATTAGAGGTATCAGTTGCTTTATTTAAATACATTATAATATTTCATTTAAGAATGGATAATATTTTGGGCGTAAGTGAACTGACTGTTTCATTTCTAAAATATCTAACATTTTAGTGCCATCTTCATCAATCCATTCTTCTGGCCATTGAATAGTCTTTAGTCCTGATTCATTCATTATTTTATTTGCAATTTCTCTTACTTCCATTCTTTCAGCTCTGGTTCCAAAGAATTTCTGTTTCTTATAGAGTCCAGTTCCAGGAATTTTTCTACTCTCGTGTTCTACTGGAAGTAGATTAACTAAGGTCGCATCTTTTAATTGCTTCGCAAACTCTACGTATCTTGTAAATAGATCTATAGTTGCCGCTTTTGGATCAGGCTGTCTCATTAAATGAAAACGTAAATCGATATTACCAAAATATAAAGTAACTTCATCAAATTTACTATTAATCTGTTCTACTGATTCTCTTTTCAAGAATCCATGTAAAGTTCTACCTGCAGTAAAATCTAAAGTATGTTCAGGTTTCCATACGGATAACGCGTGTGAATCGCCAATAATTGCTTTTCTACTTACTAATCCATGAGATAAAAACGTATTATACCAAGGGATATGATTAACGTCTGGATATTGCACATCTGGGATCTTTAGTCTTTGATTGAATTTGTTAAAATCAAATAGACAATCTGACTGTCTTAACTCTCCTTTAAAATCTGAAATTGCTTTCATCTTTTCATAGTGGATGGGTTGTGGACCACCAGGAACATTAAAAGATCCAGCAACAAAATTAACTCCTTCACATATATAAAGCAGATCGTAATTCCCCCACATCGCCGGCGGAGGATTTACGTCTACAGTATCGTGAGGATGATTATTCCATAACATTCTTGTGGCGATTAGTCCATACCCTCCTCCTTGAGAATTAAGAGTGGAACCCACATTTCCCATTATCGATATTAATCCTACTAACATAAACTTTATTTTTATTTATTTTTAAATTACATTCCCATCATTCCAGCCATTGGATCTGCTGCTGCTTCGCTTTTATCTTTCTTTTCAAAGATAACTGATTCAGTTGTCAATATTGTTCCTGCTACAGAGGCTGCGTTCTTTAATGCAGTAATAACCACTTTAGTTGGATCAATTAAACCTTCTTCAATAGCATCAACTACTTTACCTGCTTTAGCATCGTAAGTAGCATCAGGATTTGGAGAAGTCATTATTTCTTGAGCAATCTCGTACCAATTTTCAATACCAGAATTAGAAAGAATTTTCTTAAATGGAGCTTCGGCAGCTTTAATAATAATGTTGTATGCGATATCTTCAGCGCCAACTCTGTTATTACTCTTTAATTTTTGAGCTGCTCTATATAAAGCTATTCCACCTCCTGGTACAATACCATCAGCTAATGCTGCTTTTGTTGCATATAAAGCATCTTCAACTCGGTCTTTCTTTTCTTTGATTTCAATATCAGAATTTCCTCCTACATTAATGATAGCAACTCCGCCGATTAATTTACCAAGTCTTTCTTGTAACTTTTCTTTTTCGTAGAAAGAAGTGGCTTTTTCAATCTGTTCTTTGATTTCTTCAGCTCTTTTTTCAATTGCTTCTTGATCCCCTTTACCATCTACAATTGTAGTCTCTTCTTTAGATACTGTAGCCATTCTAGCGGTACCTAAAAACTGAGCCAATTGCGTAGGAACTAATTTATCTAATTTGTGTCCTTTGTCTTTTGAAATTACTTGACCTCCAGTAAGAATTGCAATATCTTCTAAGATTAAGGTTTTTCTTTCTCCGAAGTCTGGTGCTTTAACAGCTACAACTTGAACGATACCTCTCATCTTATTAACAATAAGAGTAGCTAATGCTTCATCTCCAAAATCTTCAGCGATGATTAGTAAAGGCTTGCTTTCTGAATTGGCTTTAGTTAAAACTTGCAGTAATTCTTGAGCAGTAGAGATTCTACCGTCGTATAACATTACATAAGGATTCTCTAATCCAGCTTGCATCGTTGTGTTGTTGGTTACAAAATAAGGAGATTTATATCCTCTATCGAATTGCATACCTTCAACAATTTCTAAACTGGTTTCTCCTGTTTTAGATTCTTCAATGGTTACTACACCTTCACGACCAACTTTTTCAATAGCAGTTGCAATTAAGTTACCAATCTCTTCATCGTTATTTCCAGAGATGGTTGCTACTTGCTTGATTTGAGCTTGAGAAGATACATCTTCTGATTTGCTTTTAACCTCTTTAATAATCTCTTCTACTGCTTCATCGATAGCAATTTTAATTTCTACAGCGTTAGTACCTTGACGAATGTTTTTTAAACCTTCTTCAACGATAGCAGTTGCTAATAGAGTAGAAGTGGTAGTTCCATCACCTGCTTCATTAGCAGATTTGATACTTACTTCTTTTACAAGTTGTGCACCTAAATCTTCGATATCGTCTTCCAATTTATGAAATGCTTTTGCAACTGTAACTCCATCTTTAGTAACTTTTACTTCTCCGCTTTGTTCTTTGATTAGAACTGTTCTACCACCTGGTCCTAATGTAGAGGATACAGATTGATTTAATTTTTGAATTCCTAATAATAACTTTTCTTTTAAGTCAGTACCGAATGCGTTTTGCGTTGTACTCATAGTCTTTATTTAGTTTAGTTTACCACAGCTAATACGTCTGTGTCTTTTGTTAAGAAATAGTCTTCTCCTTCTATTGTGATTTTCATTGAACCCATTTTAGGGATCAAAACTTTTTGTCCAACTTGTAAGCTAGATTCTACTTGTGTGTCTGTGTGCCAGTTATAGGTTTTACTTACTGCTACTACTTCACCCATTTCAGGACGTTCTTTGCCCAAGTCAGGTAATACGATATTTCCATAGGTTTGTTCTTGTTCTTCGATTGGTTTCAAAACTAGAAAACCATTCATCGGTTGTAATTTTTGACTCATTTTTATTTTTTATGATTGTGGTAATAATTCTGTCTCTATTTCTAGTTCATGTATCTTTTCACAGAAATACATTAAGTTTTCTCGTTTGAATACATAATCGCTATAAAGTAATTCTTTAGCTAAATCAACATTCTTAATTGATTCCTCTTTAAACACTCGTTTAATTAGAAACAGATCTTCGTTTACTTTAATAAAGTTTTTACAGATTGAAAACATAACTTAGATACTTGGTAGGACTTACTTAGTCTTTTAATAATTGTTTCGGTGTCTTGATTTGGATTTGTTTTACTGCCTGTCCTTCAGCTGTAGGAATAGTTAATATTAATAATCCTTTGTCTAACGAAGCTTCTAACTTATTTAGATCAAATTTAGGGGCAATTTTCCATGTAAGGTTAAAAGAAGATCTTTTAATTCCTCTATAAATTGAGGTGTCTTGATTTTCGTACTCAGGTTTTTCATACGTAATACGTAGTTCGTCTCCTTCAACTAGGATACTGATATCAGACTTATTAATACCTACTGCGGCTACTTCAAATCGAATGCCGTCTTTTGTTTCGTAAATGTCTACTGGGTGTGTTACTTTCTGCGTTATTGCAGAGAAATGTGATTGTGCGTCAAATAGATCCTTCCATAATAGGTCAAACGTTGGATCAAATGTTCTAAATGTCATAATTTTAGTTTTTGTGTTCCCTCTTGGGTGAACGATTTAATAATTGGTTCATAACTAAAGGCCTACCAAGTACCTTATTTTCTATAAATATACAAACTTTATGTTTGATAAAGAAATTTAAATTTTAGGTGTAGTTCCATTTATATCCTCCTGATATTCTATTGTTTTTGATAGCCACGTGAATATTAGAATTGTTTACACCGATAAAATCTGCAGCTTTTTTTAGCGATTGAAATGTACTAATTATCTCCATCGTATCTTTATTAAGCATATTCACACTTTTTATATTATGAGCAAGTTTTCCGACTTTAGATTCTCTTAATCTTCTTATACCGTCTTCTGTCATATTATGAGGTTTTCTTAGTTTCTGTTTTTGTTCCTCTGTTCTTTTTTGACCTTTAACAGCTAAGCCTACTTTTGCAGCATGTTCTTTACTTTTTTTCTTTCCTTTTAACGCTTTAGATATTGCTTTAGAGTGAGCTAGTCTGGCTTCTTCATAACATCTTGAAGATATTATAATCCAATGTTCTTTAGGCGTTGATCCTCTACCATTACACATTCTCCAAAAAGAAAAAGCTCTAGATTGAATATTTTCATCTAATCTATATAAAAGCCAATGCGCAATAAAATGCTCTCTTGCTGTTAATCTAACTATATTTTCTTCAATATCTAACCCATTTTCTGATTTAGGCTTTATATGATGCCTTTCGAAGTAAGGTAAAGTTTTATATTCTCTATTTTTAGCTTTATCAATTAGGTTATCGTAATGTTTTCTGTAATCCACTTTCATAATAAATATGTAGATTGGATGTTTTTAGCATTACTCTAATGTCCTTCAAGCCAGTTTTTGGCTAAAGATGGTACAGCAATTAATGGGACGTCCAATTTGGTTGTATTCTCCATTTTATCCTGTATAATAGCTGCGGCTTCTGCTGCTCTTTCATATTCTACTTCTATGATTAACTGATCGTGGATTTGCGCGCAGACCCAACCTTTAATGCCTTTTGCGATAAACTCTCTATTTATATGTATAGCTGCTCTATTTACTATAGATGCAGCTAAACCTTGTATTTGTACATTACAGCTATTATTTAGTCCATTTTTATAGTCTCTATATAATTTAGTTATTTGATCTTCTCCAAATTCATAAGATAGTTGTTTTTTTATATTCCAATCTAATAAAGAATCCCCTAATTCAGCATATATTTCTTTTACTTTAGGCAAGTGTCTTATTCTACCTACTTGAGTTTTTATATAACCAAATTCTTTTACATATTTAACTGAATTCTCCATCCATTTTTTTAATTTTGGAAATCCATTTAAATAACCGTCTACTAATTTTTTAGCATCTTTAGTAGGAATATCTAAATTTTTACCTAAAGCATACGGTGACATTCCATAAGGAATACCTAGAGCATAGGCTTTTGCTTTATTTCTAATTTTTGGTTTGTGTTTTCTTAAAAAATTATCAGCTTTTTTATCTGGAGAATAGTCGTATAATTTTTCTGTTTGAATAGCTATTGTACAATAGAAATCCCATCCATTTTTAAAGATATCGATTAATCCTATATCACCTGAGACATGTGCAAATACACTCGGCTCTAGAGAAGAGTAATCATCATCGACAAATATATTGTGTTCATCAGGAATAAAAAATGCTCTAACTCTATTATTATACTCTAATACAATTGGATCATCATCGCCTTCTTCTTTTGGTCTAGGTAACTGTTGAGCATCAGATCCGTAGCGGCCAGAAACTGTACCATGTTGTTTGTAACTAAAATAGTAACGGCCATCTTCTTGAGCGTCTAAGAATCTTTCCACATAAGTAGATTTAATCTTTAATAATTTATTATAGATTCTTAAGTTTCTTGCCCATTCTTCTGTATCTCCAATTAATTGGATCATGTCATCATCAAATTGTGGCTTTCCACCTTTTGTAGTAGATAATGCTTTTATGCCCAAAGCTTTGAATGCAATTTCACCTAATTGATCTTTAGACTGTATGTTAAACCAATTACCGTCATTAGATTCTTTCCATAGTTTTAATTGTATTTTTACAATTTGATCCTTATCAAGCATTTGAGCATCACCGTGAAGTAAGAACTGTTTTACTGCGCTATCTGGGATTCTTAAAATATTTGCATTAGCTATATTGTACTTACCACTTTTCTCTGACTTTGGAAAGTCTATACCGCTTTGATTGATTAATTCTATGGCAAATGTTCCTCTATTGTTTGCGGGGAATTCCTGCGCCGCTTTTAACATGATCCAGTTCTTTACTTCAGCGTAACTAAGTAACTGATCCATAACCTTAGTTCTGTGATCCTCTAGAGCTTGTGTAACTTCTTCTTTTGTTCTACGAATAAGATCCATATCCAATTTAACACCTATACTTTCCATTGGAATGGTTACCTCTTTGTAAAGTGGCATTACTTCATCTTCAAAAAAGAAGGCTTCTAATCCCTGATCGTAAAGGTCTTTTATAAAGTGATTGTATACTCTAAGTGTTAAATCTGTATCTGCTGCAGCATATTCGGCTAATATGTTAATATCAGCTTTCCATATCTCGTAATTTTCTCTTGTAACAGAACCACCATTTTCTTTGATCGATGATTTTAGCGCAAGCTGCTCTTCATTGGCAGCTTTTTCTATATCAAGTCCAAGTTCTGTTTGAATCATTTTAGCAATACTTTTTAATCCAAATGGAGAATTGGATCCAAATCCAGCTCCTTCTTCATTTACAGTATGAACTAATAACATTGTATCAGCGTGTAAGGAATCTAACAAATCAATGCCGTAAAAACACTTAATAAATCTGCCATCGAAAGAAAAATTATGAGCGATTAATTTTTTACCATGAAGTAAATTAAGTATTTTTTTAGCTATATCATGACATGATACGCCGTCTACAGTATTTTCTATAAGAGAATTTGATTCTTTATCATATAATAGTGTAGGCAAATAATATCCATAGCCCTCTATTGCTGATATAGACAGACCTATTATTTTTCCTTTTCTAGGATTTAAACTGTTAGTTTCAGTGTCTATTGATATTATGTCATAACTTTTTATATGGTCAACTAGATTTTTGATATCTTCTTTTGTTGAAACATGTACATACTTTTTATTTATCATAAATGAATTTTACCTTTATTTTATTTTTATTCCACGTAGAAATTGTAGCTGACGATCTATTAAAAAATTCAGCTGCATCTTGTATAGTTAAGAAAACAGTGCCAGATTCTATACACAGTACTTTTTGCGCTCTACCATTAGAGGATCCTGATATCTTTTTGGATTGAGTGATCTTTCTTTCATTAGTCCATAAATCCTGAAATTTTTTCTTATAATCAGCTGTTGCATATTTTATTTTTAATTTATCGCCTAATTCACGAGCGATTTTTTTATCTTTCATAGGATTATGAAATCTCATAAATTGTGATTGTTCTGGTCTTTTTTTACCAAACATTATACATTTGTCTCCCGATCCAGATCCACTTGCTGATGCACATTGCATTGAGTAATATGGCTTTTTAAAAAGTTTATCCAATAAAAGCTGCTCTTGTAAATACGCCTCTTCTCTAGTTGCATATTCATTTAATATTTCGTATTCAAACATATTATATTTTAAATACGCTCTTTGCATTATAGAATTTCCATGTGTACCTTTAGTTAATTCTCGAAAATGATCTTTCATTCTCCTTTTTAAATTATTAGTAGATCCAATTTGTTTCCATGGACCTATTTTAATTTGATATACTACATTCATAAAATAAAAATGGTTCAAAAAAACAAAGGAGCTCTAACCTTCCTAAGTTTAAATGAACCAATAAGTTTATAACAGATAACTAGTTAGAGTAGTTTCTATCCATTATAAATATGCAATCTCTATTCTTTTTTACTGTATGGAAATAATTCGTTTAATTTATCCTGTCTTCTTTTACAACCGCAATCTTCTTCTCCTAGCGCTTTAGCTATTTTATCTGCTAATACATCTATTTTTAGCGCATGAGTTATTTTTGCGATAGTATCACCTAGACCTTTAGGTTCTAAATTATCTTCATCATTTTTTTTCATCTTCAATTTGCTTTTTGGCAATAACTTCACCAAATTTAGTACTAATTGCAATGGTTATAATACCCATTTGTTGCCACATTGATTCTAAATCTTTTTTAAGTTTATTAATTAACCTAAATTGATATACTTGCATCACCATTAATAAGGTAATAATAAGCAAGTAAAAATTCTCGAGTGTAATATTAATTGTCATAACCAAATATAAACTTTAATTTTGTAATTTTATTATTTTAATTTTATGTATTATTCACATGATACACAATAGTTGAATTTTTTTGCAAATTCTGAGGCTCCCGAAATGTTATGTTGATAATAAAGCGATTTTATTCCCATTTCATGTGCTTGCAACATTAGTGTATTTACTTCTTTTGCGGTGGTATCAGAGGTAATAAATAAATTAAGGGATTGACCTTGATCGATATATTTTTGTCTTTGCGCTGCTTGAGTAATAATTTCAGATTGAGATATTTCTCTTGCTGTTTTAAATACTAATTTTTCATCTGCGGTCAAACAATCTAAATGTAGTACACTGCCTTGTTGTTTTTGAATACTTTCCCAGATTTCGTCTGTATTAAAGCCTTTCTCTTCAAGTAATTTCTCTAAGAATGTGTTCTTAATAACAAACTTACCTTTAGATAAATCTTTGATCATATAATTACTCATCCAAGGTTCTATACTTTGGGAAACTTGCATGATAAATGCCGAAGATGTGGTAGGTGCAATGGCTTGAGTGGTGGTATTTCTTCTACCAGTTCCTAGAGTCATTTCACATTCTCCAAACATGTCCGCTAATTCTTGCGATGCTTTTATAGAATTTTCTTGTATATTTTTTTGAATAGCGATGTTTAAATTTCTTGCTTCTAAGCTTTCGAAAGGAATCATTTTACTCTGTAATAAAGAGTGATATCCTAATCTACCTATTCCCAATGCTCTGTGCTTTTTAGAAAAACTAACCGCTCTAGCTAAAAACTTTACTTTCGATGCTTTTTCAATAAATTCAGTCATCGCAGCATCCAATAAAAAAGTTAATACTTCTACGCAATCAGTATCTTTCCATTCTTGGTAGTAAAAATCATTCATAGATCCTAAATCACAAACAAATGAATTCTCATTATCAGAAGGCAACATAATTTCTGTGCACATCTGTGAAGCTTTAATTAGATTCTTTCCTTTATAAACTTCTGGAACTGATTCGTGATTGTTTGCGTTATCTGTAAAAAATATATACGGCAATCCAGTTTCAAACTTCTTTTGAATTACTTTTGCCCATGTTTTTCTTTTTTTAGCATCTCCGCTTTTCATTGCTTCTAACCAAGCATCTGATACGCAAACTCCCCAAGTAATGTGTTGAATTGGATCTCCTTCTGATCTGATATTTAGCCACTCTTCAAAGTCAGGATGATCGATATCTTGATAAGCTGAGAAATATCCTCTTCTTACTGATCCTTGATTCATTGATTGAGCACATGACTGAAACAATTCTAAGAAAGCCTTTGATCCATTGCTGTGTCCATTATCCGTGATTTTTGATCCTCTTGATCTTAGCGCTCCAAAATAACCAGAAGTTCCACCACCATATTTACTCATTGTGCCTATTTCTGCTACTGAGCTTAAGATGCTTTCAACGCTATCATCTACATATACTCCGAAACAGCTAATTGGTAAACCTCTATTAGTACCAAAGTTAGTCCACATTGGAGTACTTAAACTAATCCAACCATTGGCTATGTACTGCTGTAATTTTTCACTATATCCTTTGAGCCTTAATATTTGTTCTGCTGCATCTCCAATTACTTTTATTCTATCTTGCACAGTTTGTCCTGGAAGTAGGTAATCTTTCTCTAAAAATTGTTTTGAGTACTTATTGAGCCAAGTGATATTCATTTACTTTATTATTTTATTTTTTTAAAAAAGGTCTTCTGCGTTTATTGATTGCGCTTTCTTTAAATACGCAGTCGGTGTTTTGTGAAAGAAATCAGTGTGAGTTTCGCTATCTACTTCTAGATTAAACCATGCCGATTGCTTTAATAATTCTTTATTTATTTCAAATATTGGTTGAGCTTCAATCATTTTGAGAGATTCATTAAATCTATTCTTTGTAAATTCTAATACAATTTCTTTAGATAAAAAAGATAATTCTCCGAGTTCAAATATCCAATTAATGATTTTTTCTTCAGCAGCGTAAGCTTTTTTACATGCTTTTTCTACAGTTTTATAAAAGTCTTCATTAAACCAATCAGGATTTTCTTTTCTGATTAAGTTAATGATATATGCTCCTGCCATTCCATGAAGTTTTTCCTCTTTCATAGTGGCTTGAATAACATTATCTATGCCTTTAAAAGTATTTTTTTGTTTATTAAACGATTTAATAATAAAAAATTGGCTGAATAGAGAACAGTTTTCAACAAATAAAGAAAATAGCGCTAATGTTGACGTGTATGACTGTTTATTATTAGATTCAGCATTTTTAAGATACTTACTTAAATAGTCTATACGACCCTGCATAACTGGATTATCCATCAACTTATCAAAAGCTTCATTAAATCCTAGTAATTCTAATACATGACTGTAAGCTCTACTGTGTCTAACTTCAGATTCTCCAAATGTGCTTCCTAAAGCATCAAATTCTGGTTTTGGAAATTGGGAATACAGATTGCTCCAAAATCTTTTTACATTAACTTCTATTTGAGATATAGCTAACATCGCATTTTTAACTGCATTCTTCTCAAGATCATTTAAATTAACTTTAAAATCCTGTACGTCAGAATCAAAAGAGTATTCAGTATGAATCCAATAGCTATGATTTATAGCATCAACAAATTCATATAATTCGGGGTATTCAAAAGGTTTAAAAGAAACTCTCTTATCAAATATGGACATACACTTATTTTTTTAATACGTTATATACAAAAGACTAACCATTAGAGCGCTTTTGGCACTCTATGCGGTGTAGTCAATAAAATTTTAATTTAATTAGGCCGAGGGTAACTTACTCTGTTTGTTATTATTAGCAGTATAACTGGCTGCTATTTTTACATTATTAACATTAATGCTGTTATTATTTTGAGTAACAGGACCACCAGAGTTTAAAGCCGCAATTTGATCGTTATACTTAACTGGTGTCTCAACGATTCTATAAGCATCGCCTTTTTTACTTTTCTTGAATATGTCTAATAAAAAACTCATAGTATCTGTTTTGTTGTAATAAATATGATCCTTTCTGATAAAATTACTTTGATAGTTCGAAGAATTTTTTATGAAGATAATCTTTCTCATCAGAACTAAATGCAGCTTTATTTTGCATCTGTGTTCTAGGTGGTCCATTCTGATTATTTCCATTATCAAAGGTAAGATCATCTTCCTCCATTTCATCTTTATTGATGTCTATCGCACCATTACTAGTATTCACCTTTGCTGCATAAGTCATCCCATCTGATCCATATCTATTCTTCATGATATGTATACGTCCTGTTCCATTGACTTTGTCCTGACGCTTCCTAGACAGCGACATTGCAAAATCTGCTATCATCATCTTATTATAAGATCCTGCTGCTTTATCACCTTCAATTACATCGTCTTTTGCGCCCATTCTATTTACTTGCGATACTGTCCATACAGGTACTTTTAATTCTCTAGCCATACCTTTAACAGCGCTATATATATCGTCAATCGCATCTTTTGGATCAATAGAGCGAGTTTTACTTTTTAATAGATCTACGTAATCAATAATTACAATGTCTGGAGCAGATCCTAAATCTCTACACTTTTGGATATGGGCTTCAATAGTATTGACTCCTGCTTTACCCATAGGAAATTCTTTAATAATTAATTTTCCTTTTAGCTTTTCTATCGCAGAATTAACTTTGTCTTTATGCAAGTGTAATTGTTGAGCATCGATTCCAGTAAATAAAGCATCATATCTTTTACCAACATAGTCTTCTGAAAGTTCTAGAGTGTAATGCGCGACATTAAATCCTGCAACTACTGCTTGTGCGCCTAAGTTTACAAGCATCCATGATTTACCTCCACCTGGGTTTCCAAATATTAAACCAAGATCACCGATTCCTAATCCTCCCATTAATAGATCATTAATATTTCCCCATGGAGTTGGTACAGCTGATCTTTGTTCTTGTCTATATCTAGTCTCGATATCTTTTTCGTATTCGTGACCTATACTTTTATTTTGTCCAGCTTTGGATGCTACGTTAATAATGTGTCTAATGTCTTCCCATTCTCCTTTCTCTAACAATTTAACAGATTCTAAAATAGCATTTTTTAATTGTTGATTCTGACAAAAGTTTGCGAATTCTTGTTCTACGTATTCCTTATCTTCATTAGTTGCTTTTAGTGCTTCTTTTAATTGCTCTATTACGCTAACTTTTAAAATATCATTATCAATCTTTTTTACTTCTACTTGAAGAGATTCTGGAGAAGGTGTCGTATGATACTTGTAATAATAACGTAGTACTTCTGCAACAATCCATTTATGTGATGGTGAATCAAACATCTCTGTGTTTAACACATCATTCATATTTTGTAAGAATTCTTTGTGCTTAAGTAAACTAGATAAAACTTTTATTTGAAATCCAGTTCCGTAACTCTGTAACGATCCTAATACTGCCATAACTTATTTTATTTTTAACGATACTTGCTTAATTGATTGAACTTTTCAAACAGCCATATTTGTAAATTGTTTATACTTTTTCCAAGATCATCTTCTTCATAGAACTCAGCGAATTCTTTTGGTCTAAATGTCTTAGTGGGATTCTCTAGCACGTATTCTATTTCTAATAATGAATCCTCTGGTATATTTGGATTTTTTAAATCCATTAATTGTTCATTGATCCTTAACTGATGTTCGAAGTTAGCAATACTTTCGTATGCTTTTCCAGTTCCAGTTTGTGCTTTCTCTAGTACTTCATCTAATGTAGCTACTTCATTATTAGCAAATTCAGGGTATAATTTAGTAACTGTTTTAATTCCTAATCCTTTAATGCCAGGTACGTTATCTCCACTGTCTCCTAACAATACTTCTTGATTTAAGAAGTTTTGAGGCGTTACTCCGTACTCTTCTAATACCTGCTTGTATTGATAGAATTTTTTCTTGATAGGAGAATATACTGTAACTTTTTCATTCACGAGCTGTAAATAGTCTCGGTCGCTAGATACAATTGTAACTTCTCCATTTAATTTACCAGTTATATAACCAATAACATCATCAGCTTCAATTTTGTCTATTGATAAAAGATCTACTGGTAAGCATTTTAGGTAATCTATTAACCTCAATATTTGATTTGTAATAGATTCTGCTTCCTGCTCTTGATCATCGAATAAATCCCAATTGGTCACTCTACGATAACCTCTATTGGCTTTATATTCTGGATATAAGTACCTTTTATTTGTAGATCCTCCTTGGCCATCGAACACTAATATTACTCTAGTGGGTCGAATAAGATTGATGGCGTATCCCAATGATTTGAGATAGCCCGTCAATCCACCGATATGTACACCGTGTTTATTAACATGATTGATGATAGTAAAAGATCTTATAAAAGCATTTAATGAATCTATGATTAAGACTCTGTCATTTAACTTTAAAGGCTCTTCTTTTGCCGATTCTTCAACTGTGTTGAGAGACTCTAACATTTGTTTATATCTATCTTCCAATGTTATTCGTTTTCTGATGTATCGAAAATGTCTTTTGCGTCTGTGTCTTGTTCTTCAACAATATCAAAGTCTGCTGATCCAAGTACTTGTAACCACTGATGAGAGTACTGCTTCTTATATTTTTCTAACGCAGAAGGTTTATCATCAATAAATCCATGAACTGTCATGATTAATTTATTCGCAGCAGTAACTCCTGTGATGTGATTCTTATCGCAAGAAAGTTTAGTTCTTTTAGCAAATTCAACATCTTTGCCATTTTTGCTGGCTTTGATTTTATTAGTCCCGGAATTTGTAACATTTCCAAAAGTAATAATAAGCGATGAATCAAAAAACATTGTGTCACCTCCTTTATTCTTCATCTTTGGTTGACCCATAATATGTTCAGCTTTTGCAACCCAAACTTTATTGATCGCTACAAGAGTGTTTGTATAAGGTTGACTCTCCTTTCTTGACATTACAATCTTTTGATTAACAAAATTACCGAACTGTTGAGACATTGCACCGGCATTCCATTCGTTGTTATTCGTAGATTTTTCTATTGACATCTTACATGGAATAGATCCAACAGAATCCCAAAAGAAACATAGGTCATAAGGTAAATTTCCTTTCTTTTGTTCGTCTAAAATGTCTAATACAAAAGCAGATACATCTTCAATACAATTTAATTTCTCTCTATCGATGTATACAAAGAATCCTGTGTAGTCATTAACTACTCCATCAGCATCTGCAACTTCATCAAATTTAAGTCCCATTTCTCTAGCGTGGTCCCAACTCCATTTCATCTCTGTGATAATGAATACTGGTAATATGCCCATCTTTTGAGCATTAACAGCAGCTTCTAATAGTGCAGTTGTTTTACCTGTATCAGAATGACCTCTTAAAAGAGTAATGTGACCAACTGGAATTCCAGGAATTTGAAGAGCGTCTTGAAATGCTGGAGATAGTGGTATCCATGAAGCGTCTTTAAATTTTACAGATGTCGAAGATAAGTTCTTTGATTTTTTAAATTTGTCTAAACTAAATTCAGACTTGATGGCACTTGATATTTTGCCAGTGAGTGCTTTCGCCATAACTAAATTTTTATTTAATGTAATGCTTTATTTTTTCTTGAAGAAGGGTTTTTTTGCGGTCCTCTTGGGCCTCTCATTTTTTGCTTCGTTTCTTCTGTGTGAGCATTTCCTATATGCGCTTTAGACATATTTAATTTAGATTGTTCGGTATGAATTCTGCCTTTATGTTTTTCAGAAATTTTTAAACGAGTTTCTTTTGAACAAGGCGGATATTTTTTGCCTTTATTTCCGGAGCCGCTATTATTTCCTTTTGCTGATAGACGCATTTTATTTTTTGATTCGTTAGAAAAAATAAAATTAATCATGCCTTCTCCTCCGTCTGTAAGATTTACTAGAGAACCGGTTCCGATATTTTGTCTGCCTAGACTTTTAATAAGTTCGATTTCTATTATTCCAGAATCTTCCCAAGACAAATCTTCATAAAGAATATCAATAAAATAGCCTACTTTATTAACTATATTATGCCAATGTACATTTCTATCAGCTCTTGAAAATGCTCTTTTTAAAGTTTTTCCTCTACCTATGTAGAAAATTTCATTTGTGTCTTTTCTTCTATGCTGATATATTATAGCCATAAAATAAAAAAGAACTCAGAGGATTCAAAGATCGCGGAATGACCAATGTTTCGTGAGTTCAATAAATTTATTATAGATAGTTAATTCCGCTAACTTTCTATCCACAATAAATATGTTCTCCATTCTTAAAATGAAAACAATTCATCGATTTTGGAATCGAGATCTGTTTTCGTCGTACTTAATGTGAATGGTTTCGCAGCTGGTGCTTCTTTCTCCCATGGTAAATCTCCAATAGGATCAGTTTTTACTACAACTGAATCAGCATTTTGCTTGATCTCTTCTTCAGGATTTAAGTGCGACATTAATGCGCTTTTCATCTCTTCATAAGTGTAACGTTTAAACTGAGTCATTGGATCTGGTTGAGTAGTCAACCACTGTTTAACTTTTGCAGCATCATCAGATAGAGGAGTAATTTTAGTTCTTACTCTTACGCTAGACGTGTTGTACGATAAACCAGTCGTTTCTTTTCCTTGTACATCAATAGTGATATCACGACCTTCAATGGGATCTGTGAAATCTCCTACGTCCTCATCTTCAGCTAATGCTAACAAATCCATGTAGACTTGTTTACCAAACCCCCATAAAAGAACGCCTTTGTCTTCTTCGCCTCTAACGATAACTGGTACATAGATTCTCATCTTTGGTTCCAATTTTTTAGCTAGCTGCCAATCTTCTTTAACTGAAGACTTTCTTAGTCCTTGAGAAAACTCAACGATAGGATCTTTTTCGCCATAATTTGACAAAGAGATCATGGTGTTTTTATTTCCAATTCCATAATGGAAATAAAGCTCCTTAAAAGGATTGCTTTTTGTGTACATCGAAGGTACAATACGAACTAAATGTTTACCCACTGTTGGGCCCCAAAGCGTTTTTGCCAGTTCGCCTTTCTGGCCGCCTCTTGGATTTTGTAACGTAGCGAGTCTTTGCTTTAATGCAGATATATCCATAACTATAATTGTTTATGAAGTAAATATAACCTAATCAGGTTATTAAAAAAATCTAAAACTCGAGTTAGACGTTAACTATTCTATGAATAGACGTGTTGAGTTTTCTTAGATCTTCTCCTTGAGTCAGTAAAATTGAATTCTTGTAATCAGGCCAATTGATAGCAAACTTTGTATCTAATACACCTCCATTTAGAGATTTGATCAAAGTGTTTAAGGCATTAATTGTATATAAGGTATTTGAGTCCTTTTTTCTGTGTAAAAGAATAGTATTGTGTAATATCTTAGTACTACCACCTTCAAGTTCAATATTATAAGTGCACATGTATTCTTGAGAATCGGGTGATTCTAATACAAATATTTTTCTGTACATTATTTTGTACTCCTTATTTATCTCTTGTAGCCTATCTTCTAGATTATCCTTAGTAGCAAAGCTACAAAATAACTTGTTCATTAGCGATTCTTGTGTTAATTCGAGTGTCTTGAAATCCTGCATAACTATTGAGTATAAATATGATAAATAGGGTTAAAATGAATAATTAATGCCATACTTGTGTTTTACCACTAAGTTTTCTCCTTCCATTATTTCTTTTATTTTTATTAGAAGTTCTTTTCCATCTTGTATATCGAAGTCGAATAAGAAAGCATCATAGGTGATTAATACAAGCTTCGTCCTTAGCTTATTGTCATCAAGGTATTGGTTTATACGCTCTATTTTATCTACGTTGACCAGAGTCTCCATATTCTGCACCATGTAATTAAATAGCTTAAGCTTGTTCATCTCATTTGAGAATTTAAGAATGCTATTAGTAGGTAATGCGATTGCACCTTGTCTTTTGTAGGTTTCCCATAAATCAGTGATATAAGAGTCTAGTAACGCAAAAAACTTGATGTGAGTGTATTTTTTATTTACTCCTCCGTATAACTGTCTAAAAGTAATTGTTTTTGCCTCAACATATTCATTTTCAGTAAGGGTGTCTTTACCGAAGTATTGTTTACCAAGAAAGGTATGTATTGATTCTTTTCCCCAATCGTAACCAATTAATGTTCCAATTAATCTTAAGTGATAAGCTTCAAAATCGAATTCTACAAAATAGGTATTTTTCGGTATAAAGCAGTCTCTAAAATCATTATCTTTTGGTATCGCAAGGAAATTAATGCTATTAAATGAATTTGTTGGTCGACCAGTTAGATTATAAAGATTATAATAAGAATAGATAAGATCATTAATTTTAGAACTTGATTCTATGGTTAATTGGTATTTAGTTTTAAATTTTACCTCATCAATTCTTATTGGATTCTGCTCTACACTTTTATAAGCTGATACCAATCTATTTTGAAATTTAGTGTCTGACTCTAAACCAAAAAATGCTTTAACAATATCATATAAACATTGGCATCTTTCGTAATGTTTAGATATTGGTATTATCTCATTTACATTTGCTAGATTAGAAAATCTAGAGTAGTAATTGTGTTGTAATAAGCTTTCACATTCGAATGGACTATAGTTATTGGTTTGATCTAAATAGATAAAATTTATATCTATACTATTAGGCAGGTCTAAAAAATAGGAGTGATACTTTTTATCTATTAAGAATATGGTCTTATGTTTAGATAAGAACTGTTCTACCGACTTTATATCGAGAGAAAAAGATTCAGAGTGTTTGAAAGGGAATATATAGCCTTTTACACCGTTATTATAATATAATAGGCTGGGATATGATAGTTTTGGGTGGAATTTATCATTACCTGAAATCAATTGTACAAAGCATTCTTCGCCTGCTTGCATTTGATTTAACTGATCTAACGTTTCTACTATAAAATACATTATTTATAACCTTTATTAGATCAAATATACAATAAGATATTGACAATATAAGGTTGATCTATTCAGTAGGGCGAGAGAATTTAGAATAGTCTCCACCGATATAGTCAATAAGACCGAAGAAATTTGCATTTGCCGCCATAATTAATCTTTGGTTCGTATCTATTATGCCGGCTCTTGTGTCGTATTGATTTATTCTTTTTGAATTCAATGAGCCAGTTAATTTCCATCTTATTTTTACAGTTTGTAATAATGATGTATCATATCCAGCAGTACCATTAGTAATTTGTAAATAATCTAATGGCGATATTTCAGTGATATATCCATTTTCATTTATTTTTTTCATGAAATATCTATCTATATAACCAAGATCGTAATCGCTCTGTATTGGTTTTGGAAAATATCCGCTAGGAAATTTTGATTGATTAGATACTATCTTTGTTACATTCGCTAATTGCTGTTTAAGAGCTTGAGGAGCTTTCATATTAGAAAGTCCAGCTATAGATACATTAGCTACAGATACCGGCTCTAAAAATTCATTAGATCCTACTATAGGATTTGCTCCAGCAAAAGAACTACCTTCTGATGTGGTATAATAAAGTCCAACATACGGAATTCCATTTAATCGAAAAGAACCACCTTTTGTAATTTGATTTGTTTTTACTTTAAAAGATGGATAGTATCTTACTGGCATAGTTATGGTAGATTTGATACATGAATGTGATTATCGTGAGTTCCTGCTCTGTCATATCCAAAAGTTAATACAGATTTAGGATTTCCGTTTTCTTGATTTTTTTTATAGCTTAATTTTTCTAATTCGCTCACAAATTTATCTACGCTTATTTTAACTTTTTCATCTCTACTTACAGATTTTCCATCTATTATAGATATATCAACTGCGTTTCCGGATTCATGTCTACTTGTACCAGGATGAGATTTATGCCCTGTTATTGCTGTTGTAATGGTGACTTGTACACCTGCGGATTTAGCCGCATCATTTATGTCTTTTAATAAGCTATCTTTTATTTTGTCTGTTTCAGGAGTTGAATCTTTTGAGCTAGCAAATGATATATTACTATAGTTTTTACTTTTAGCTATTGAATAATTTGAATAATTTATTGTAGAATTAAAAATATCAAGAGCGTTATTTTCGATATTAACTATATCTATCGTTTGTTTATTATAAGTTGTGTTTAGTGTCTCACCATTAAAAGCGCCTTGATCTTTAATTAATATCATACTACCCTTTATAGAAGTGTCCCATACATTCCCCTGTATAACGTGATTTATTCCCACTGTCGCAAACGCTACTTTGGCATTTTCAGTTGGATTCTGCACACTTTTAATAGTCGGTGTTTGTCTAGCAGAATAAGTGTAAGGTAAAATCTCTTGCGGTATGGTGAATGCTTGCCCTATATTAAATCCAGATATACCGTCAGTTGTAAAATTAACTGATACTGGTATCATTGCGGATGCTCTTGTAGGGCCTTCTTGATTCATTTTTTTACTCATCCTATTAATATAATAATTGGTTGCTTGACCTACACTATCTTTATTAGGTTTTGCATTCTTACCATAATAAGATATAATTGTGTCATTAAACTTTTGCGCTGTTATTAACTCAGAATCATACTTAGCCTCTTGTTTTTGCTGATCTTTTGCTTTATTCGTTTTTATTTCTTCGGGGGTTAATTCTTTTTTTACTGGAATATATCTGTCTAAAAAAGAATTATTTATAAAACCAAAGCTTGATGCATTGATCGAATTCGCGGATTGATCGCTTGGGTTTGAATTAGCGGATATTGCCACCATATTCGCAAGATTGCTTCCTATCTCTGTTTGTATATTAATAGACTTTGCAATGGATTTAACGCCAAACAGCGGAATTTGATCAGTAGCTGTTTGACCGACCTCCTTTTCTCCAGGTGCTAATGGCTGTATTTGATCATCTACAATTGCAAAACAGTTGGATGGATCATCATAAGAGATTCTAAATACGTTTATGCCACCTAAAGACTTATTTAAATCTTTTATTAATTGCTCTAAAAATGGTTTTAGGTAAACATCATTCATTCCATCATTGGCAGAAAAATCTTTTATTATATTTAATATGTATTCACAGCTAACCAATATTTTCATTGTTTTTCCTCTATATGCATCACTTCCTCCTATTTTGGCTCTAAATTCAGGTAATTTTTTAGATATAGCATCATCATTTTCCGGGTTAAATAAAGCAACATGGTCACCATCAATTGGAGCTTTAATTGATATGCCTGATTTATCATCAGTATATATTGATCCAGATGGAAATAAAGTTGCATACTGTGCTTGTGAAGCTTGCATCGGTATTAAAAAATTAAATGCGTCAGTCGTTAATTGTACAGGATTAGTTAAGCAAAAGTTAGTTTCAGGATTATAATCTATATATACTACAGGTCTAGGTTTTATTGGACCAGAATTATTATCCGAGGATTTTGATTCGTATATTGTGCACATTGAATTTAATATCATTAATAAAAATCCTAGTTGCACATATACTGGATGAACTATATCACTTCCTCCTTCTATTGATTGATTAATATCATATGGAACTACATAAACTGTAGTAAGCGCATCATAGTCTACTGGGGGAATGCTATCTTCAAGTCTTTTATTGTAGTCTTCCCCATCTGCTTTTGCAGACATATAAGCTGTATTAAATCCGTATTTGGCAAATAAACGCATTTTAATATCTGAATTACTACCTATTAAATTGTTTATATAGGCATTGTCTCCAGAATTCCAAGAAAAATCATCATTAATTTTTTTATCAAATAGATTAGATAAAAAATCATTATATATTCCGTATTTAAATATGCCATCTATAAACTTTCTATTTTCTTTAGAAGATAATTGATAGGCATTTATTTTAGAACCAATATTTAAACCATTATCAGTTACCGCTTTAGTTAATGCGTAAAGCTCTATCGATTTTATTGCTAATTCTAAATTAGATTGATATGTTAAAGCTGATGATATCTGTTTTTGTAGAGTTGTTTGATCTATAGGCACTTCTTTACTTTGATCTTTTGTGTTTTGATCAGCTAAATTTTTAAGTTGATTTTGTATAGATAATAGTTGAGATTCTTTTGTTTTTTTTGCATTTTTTTGTTCAAAATCAGTAATCATTGAGACATCGTTAATAAATAGACCTATATTAAGATGATACTTTACATTTTCAGGCTCGCTTATTATTTCTCCAGAAGGCAATGGTGTAGTTTTTTTCCTTGCGTTTGGTATCTCGATATCTATTTGCTTATAGAGATTTAATCCGATAGTTTTATAGTCATTATTATTTATGCTTGTGTCTACATATATTCCCGTGGCGTCGTTGAAGTGGAAACTTCTGTGGAAACTTCTCGCAAAATAATTGTATTTACCTATAGAATCTACTTTCCATGGAGTATTGTAGTCTTTTAATTGATCTGATATTAGATCATGTATTTTTAAAGATTGATATGGTATAGATCCATTAAGTGTATCTAATAGATTTATGCCTTGATCTGATAGATTTATGGTCACATCTGCTCTATAATTTACTTCATTTACAGAATATTGAATAAATGTAACTACATTTTTATTATTTTCTGTTTGTATTTGTCCATAGTTAATATCTTTTCCTATCGTATCATTATATGTAAGAAATTGTGGATAATATAATGTATCTGTAAAAGATAGTATGTAAGTAAAATCTTTATCACTAGTCAAGGATGGCAGTAATGTACTTTTATTTTGTGATAAATTATTAATTGAATTTTGAATTCCAAAATTTGGAAAATTTGGATTAAAAAATTTATCATTTACATTAAATTTATTGTTTAATATGTCTAAATTTAAGTTAATCTTTGTATCTTCTGCTGCAAAGTCTGTCGCGACTAGAAAGTTTCTAACTTGTGGAATAGCAAATTGATCTTTATTAAATTTATTATTAAAATAAAATGTATATCTGTTAAGACTTGAATCACTTTGCAATAGAATAAGATCTTTTACTGTTTGTTGTAAATTAGCATTTAATCTAAACGTGTTAGAAGAATCTGAACTATTTATTATGGAAAAACCAGGATCATTTGACCACCCATTATAAATGTCTTCATAGTAAGAATCCCCGCTAACATTTACCTCTAATTTTTTCTTTTCTTCAGCGAATTGCTCTTCTAATAATTTATTTCTTTTTTCTTGCTCTTCTTGCTCCTTTTTACTTGTTATTAAATTTATATATTGTCTAATTTGAAGATTTACTATAGTGGGTAAATTAGAAGGGTTATTTATTTTTAATGATCCTCCTAATGCGCCTAATCCAATTACTTTAATCATACAATCATATCCTGAATCTTGATTATAGGAAAATGTAAAATTGGTTACAATTCCAAGCATGCCATCATAATTACCACCAGTAGCTCTTACATTTTGAGCTATTTTAAGATTGATGGTTTCTTTTGTCATACCCTTCTCAAAAGGATTTAATGCATTAAATTCTGTATAATCAAATTGATTTTTATTGGCAAATTCACTAAGGCTTTTAACATATACTGTGTGGCCCCATTCAATTAACATTGTGTATCCCAATTTAAAATATAGAGCATCAATAATATCTAATTCAGCCTTAGACCATACTTTAAAATTAATAGTTGCCATTCTAATAGAACCTAATCTGCCTTGAGTATCTATCGTTGCGTCTGTGATACCTGGCATTGGTCTATATCCAGAGGTTTGAATCTCTTTATCACCTAACATTCCATAAGCTCCATCTTTTCCAAGACCTGATCGTAAAACTGATTTACTTGGATCTAAATATTGAGAAGTTCCGCCGAATAAAACATATTTTTTTGCCAAATCTTCTGCGTTAGATAGATCTGATATGCCTAACGTGTATTTAAAATAGTCAATATCATTCAATAAAGCAGTGTCTTTATCTGCATTTATATTGATTGAAGATACTACTCTAATCCAAGCAGTTTTATTCGCTCTATATATTGCGTTAAGATCTTCTTGACCTTTTGTTGCGCCGAAATAGGTATAATTAGATCTTATAGCGATTTGATCTTTTATCCACTGTGGTAATGCGGTTCCAAATACATTGGATATTTTATTGTCAAGAGATGGCATTTATCTAATAGAGTTTACTTGTTTGTAACTATTTACGATTCCCACTATATTAGTAGGTACTCGCAATTGTATTCCTATTGGAGGATATAGGGAATCTCCTGATAGTGAATTAGCAGATGCTAATATCCACCAAAAGTCTACATCTCCATAAAAATTTTGCGCTAATATATCTAATCTATCGCCTAAAGTTGTAATTATATAATTATCATTATCGATTACAGGAATATCGGGATAAATATTATTTAAGAAGTATCTAGCTCCTACAGAATTAACTTTTGTTGATGGTATAGTTTGATATCTATTGTACATAATCTTATACTTTAATCTTTGGTAAATTGTTTAAATCGATTGTATTTTTAAACATATTTTTACCTTTTGTATAGTTTTTTTGTAATTCTGTTGCCGCTTTTTCTTGTTGGGGAGTAAGTGGTGGTGGACGTAGGGCATTATTAGATTTTGCGGTCACATAGTCTTTATTTCCTATTATTGCAGTTCCTACTGTTTTATCCTTATTGCCTCCAGGTACCCAACGTCTAGGTAATTCATCGAATATAGGATCGAATCCAACAGATACATCTATCATTTTAGGCAATTGTCCGCCATTTGCTCTTGTTCCTTCAATTTCCCATGCGGTATTATTATCAACCGTTAAATTTACTGATGTCAATATTCCTGGCATTCTGTATAAATAGTCTCCTAAAGTTAATTTCACTAAAGGAGCTCTCATAAATCCTGACGCAGAATAATCTGGATACACTTGCGACACTAAATAATTTAATTTATTATAAAGTGGCTGCATTTCTTCTTGAGAAAATGCAACTACTCTAAATCCAAAACTTATTGATCTTTGAAAGCCTTGATAGGTTTTAAAAGTTTCACCTCTACCCATGTATTTAAATGAATTCCATTCTCCAGTATTACTATCAGAAATTCCGCTAGTTAAAAATGCTCTAAATATAAGAGGTATAGATTCTCCAGGATAATCATTACTCATACATTCAAAACCAAACTTGATAACATCTTTATTATCAGTTAAATTTGTATAAGGATCTTTATCAGTTAATTTAAATTCATTAAATTTATTAAGTTTATCTTTGCCATCAACAAAAAAGTTATAATCTACTCCATTAGCAAAATAATAATCCATTTGCGATTCAGAATCAATAACATTTCTAAAATCAGGAAAAGATTTAGTATTCATATTCTTGGAATACCCAGACTTTATTATATTTCGATTCATAATATTATTATAACTCATAGCAAACATATTGCCCTTTAAATCATATGCTTCCTCTGTGTTTGTTGATCTTTTTATAGTAGTAGATCCAACTCCATATACGGATCCCGGTCCGCCTAAATATTGAAATAGCAAATTATTATTTAGACTAATTCCAAGTCTATTAACAGTGTTTATATTTTGAACATCTCTTGGCTTTTCTAGCTTAAGTTTTGCAAGTATTAATAATCTATTTGTGTCTTGTAAATTAGTTCCGGTAAGTAATTTTTCTGCTCCAACTATATTCATATAATACTTAGAAAAAGTATCAATTGGAAATAAGCCGTGTCTAGGAATATGTGTTCCTGTTCCAGAAGCTAAAACTTGCGCTAATGTGTTTTGACCGTTATTGTATACTCTAGTATTTTCTATTACATCTAAATTAAGAGTTCCTCCCAATAAAGAGTTTAATCCACTAAGACCACCAATAGATTGGCCAGTTTGCATTTTTGGATTAGATAATTGAAGACCAATTTGTTTTTGTAAAAACGCAGATCCTCTTGGTTTATCGTTAAAGAATTTTTTGATTCTATCTTTATCGATTTGTCCATTTAATAAAGCCGTTTGACCATTAATAAGACCTCCTCTAATTGGATAATCTAATCCGTTTATATTATTATTGTAGAAAGCTAATGCAGTAGGAGACGCAGTACCTAAATCAGGTATCGGAAACTGTTCATATGGTTGCCCAGACCAACCGTTTCCAAGTCTATCGCTACCAAATTTAAGAGACTTTAAAGAGGTTTTTAAATTTATTAAAGGCATAATTAACGTGTTTATTATTTATTTATTAGTAACCTGTTTGCCAATCTGTCTCTTTGTGAGTAGACTCATTATAAACTTTCCATTGAGTTTTTGAAGGATCACGTGGATCTCGCCTTTGTTCAACTCTTAAATTAACATTGGTTTCTCCAGGTTTAATTAATCCCGCTGATACCGCCATTTGATTCATATTCGCTGATTTTTTTGCAGCATTGGCAGATACTGATTCGCCTCCTAGATCTCCGCCAATCGCTCTAATTTGAGCTCCCATATTCGCGGATCCTTCTTTAATGCTTTCTATAAAATCATTTGGTATTTGACCAAACGCTACGTAATCTAATCCTTCTAAAATATAATAAGCAGCTTTACCAATGAATTCAACTGCGGTGGCGAAAAAGTCTCTAACACCTTCTATTACTTTTCTGATATTTTCTGGTTTTGATAGATAATCAAAAAAGCTTTCTATCTTTTCAATAATTCCGCTTTTTTCAACAAAATCAGCTATAGATTGTTGTATTTTTTCCGTAAAAGCTCCAATTTTTTCTTGTATAGAAGAATTTGTTAAGTTTTGATAGGCTTCTTCGCCTGTTAATTTTACTATCTCTTCTTTAGTTTTTCCTTGCGCTTTTAAAGCTTGTACTTTTGCTTGAGCGTCTTTAAGATCTCTTGCTCCTAATCGACTTAATAGCTCTTGCTGTTTAAGCATATCACCCAATTGATCTCTGGACATCCCGAAAGCTTTGGCCATTGATTCAGCTTGAATTCTATTCATGCTTAAAAATTGAGAAGAATTTCCTACTTGCGTTGATATCTCTTCAGCAGCGCCTGCTAAATCGTTATTTAAGAAAAGCTCTCTGGCTTTAGACAAATTAATGTTTTTCCCAGTTAATAATTGAGCTTCAAATTCACTTGATATACTTGATTCAAAATCTAAAAACGAACTTGCTAATGAATCTAATTGCTTTAATTCTAATCCCATTGATTTAACAGTAACTAAAGACTTGGTTAATTTTTCTGGATATTTCGCAAAAGAAAGTCCCAAATAGCCTCCAAAACTAGAGGCTTCTTTAAGTACTTTTTCATATTGAAAACTTATGCCTGTTGCATTTTTTAAAGCGCCAACTTGAGAAAGAATTGATTCAGTAGTTCCCTGTGCAGATTTTCCAGTAAGAATAGAAGATTCAAGAATAGCTTTTCTAGACTCTAATTCAAGACCTGGTATATCTTTTAGGTTGATACTAGTCATTAATTGTTCGTTCGTAAGTCGATTAGTAACTCCCAAAGCGTCAACCATTTCCAATTGCGCGTCTACCATTCTTTGAGAATTCACAAATAAATCTCCGCTAGTAATACTAAGATCCGCGAATTCCATTTTTATCTTTCTAGCCTCTTGGATAGAAATGTTCATGCCTCTTGCGAACTTAACTGTTTTGTCTTGTATTCCTACTATATAATCGAACGCCGATTTTAATCCGCTGACGATTCCGCCAATTGCGCCACCTATAAGAGGTAACATAGTTAATGGATCTTTTAAAGCTTCACCTATTCCTCCTGCTGCAGCTTTTCCTAAACTTTTTAATTTATCACCAAAAGTAAATTTTTCGCCTCGCTTATTTAATTCTTTGGCGTGTTCAACCATATCTTCAAAGTAATCATTACCTAATCCTAAATTTTTAGCTAGACCTCCCATTACTTTACCAGTAAATCCTATACTTTTTGATACTTCTTTTTCTATAGCTAATTGCTCTTTCGCAATAGCTAAACTTTCTTCTCCTATTTTTACTGTTTGAAGTGCATTTGCATAACTTTGTTCATCTATAGAAAGAATTTCAAATAAATTATCTTTCGTTTCAATTAACATTGCTTGTTCTTGCTCTAGTAGTTTTTTTTCTGCGCCGGTAGAAGTGTTTATTTGGTCTTGTAAATTATTAATAAATTTTAAATTATCTAAATAATCTTTTACAGCATCGGTATTTGCGTATTCTAAATCTGTTAATTGTTTTTTAGCTGTATACTGTTTTTCTGTAGCTCTTTGAATCTCTTTATTTATGTCTTTAATATTTATAGAACTTGTACTCATGGAATTTATACGAGCTTCTAATTTTTCGTATGATCTATCCATTTGTTTTAACAGATTAAGACTATCCTTTATAATGTCTTGAAAGTCTGTTTCACTCTTTAGCCTTCTTTTACTATCTTCTTGTAGATCTTTACTTATTTTTTTATCTGCAGCCATCTATAGTTTGTTTCTTAGATATAAATATCGTTCTAACCTATTTCTTTGATTTTACTTTTGATACATACGTAGGCTCCTTCTGCGAAGCTTTGTTCACATGATCAGGTATTTGCACCATTGTTTTAGGATCAGTCTTGTCCGTTAGTTTTTCATTACCTTTATTCTTTAACTCTTCTACCTTCTCGAGGTGCTCGTTAATCTTTTTAAGATTGAAACGTCTATGTGGAACCGGCATGTGCCACACCTCAGAATAACTAAAGCCTCCTCCCCCGTGATATACGAGTTCAAAGACTTCAGTCATAAAGATATTTTTATACGATGCCGAGGCCGGGAAAAAAGAATTCCGCTCCCATCGGTACATCGATAACTAATTCAGTTCCATCTTTAAAAGTAATGGTCGTAGACATATCGATGTCTGGAGTTACTTGTGCAATATATCTTCTAAGAGGATTAGAATCTCTAGCCAATAAAGCGCCTGAATCTATAAAGTCCCTAACAGTTTTTTGTGTTCTGTCTCCATTAACTGAAGTGATTTGATATTTTAATCTTTCACTTGCTCCTGGTTCGTAGCCTAAACTTTTTTTAATTGCTTTAGCCTCTTCATCAATTTTCTTATCGTCATCTACAGTTAAGATTTTAAATGTAACCACATTTTTACTGTAAGGCAATTCAAAAGTAACTTCTCCATTTTCAAAAAGGGACAAATCTACTTCTTTATAATTTAATTTTTGTAGATCCACTACAATAGCTTCTTCTTCTCCTGTATTAGGATTCTTAACCATTAAATTATAGTCTTTGCCATAACCTAAGATTCTCGCTGCAATTAGAAGCGCATTCCTGTCGCCCAGTAACAGATCCTCGTACGTGATCGGGGTTTTAATAAGTGACTTAAGCATCTTCTCTATCGCTAAGCCCTGACGTAACAGGTTCACATTGGTGAGTATATCCTCAGTTTTAGCAGTCATATAAGCCATCTCTACCTCTCCTGAGGCTAAAGCGCTATCTGCTGGGTACAATTTACCTTTACTAGGTAAGTCAATCATTTCTGTCGGTGCGGTAAACTTTGATTCTGCCATAAATTATTTGTTGTTTTATATAAATATACAAATACGAAGTTTTCCTGCATAAAAAAAGACTGCGGTGAAGCAATCTTTCTTTTTATTGATGTGTGGTTTTGCCTAGTAATTTAGTTCTGCGTAGTCGAGTCCTAAAGTCAATGTTAATTCTGTAGGATCTGCTGTTGCCCAATCGTAAGAACCGAAAGAGGTTTCTTTAATGAAAGCTCCTTTGATAATCCACTCAGAGACTATGTCTCCAACTGGTCCTAAGATAGCTAAGCTACAATCTTTCTTATAAAAGTCAGAATAACCGTCTCTACCTGTAACTGATTCGTGGTGTAATCTTACCCATTCCATAATGGCTTGTTGGCCTGATGGAGAGATTGGACTGTATAAAGACAAGTTAATGTCTTTCCACTCTGCTTTACCTTTTAATTTGCGATAAACGTTAATGTGTTCAATCTTTATTTCACCCAAGGTAACACCAGGAGCGTCAGCCTTTTTAATTAGATAAGAAGGAATACCGTCTAGATAGAATACGAAGCGATTCTGAACCATTGGTTCGAAGGCGGTAAACATTATTTCATTGCTATCCAAAATTGGCATAATATTCTAGTTTATTTGTGTTTTTAATAATTTCGTTACGTAAGCTTTAGATTTATTTAAATATTTTGCTAAAGCCGTCTGTGATTCAAATTCAATTTTGTCGTATACAACCTTTAATCTTTTTGGACTAGCTTTATCTTTCCAATATCCTGGTTTTCCATAAAGAGGATTTAATTCTCCAACTCTACCAAAACAAGGATTTTTTTCTCCTTTAGAAGCCAAACTCTTTTTTCTTTTTGACTCTTCAGTGTGAATTTGATTTTTAGCGGCTAATCTACATTTGTCTTTAGTTTCTTTTGTGTGTCTAAATCCAACTGTTCCTTCTCCACCATCAGTCAAATTAACCAATGTTCCAAGTCGTAAATCTCGTCTACCGTAAAGAGCTATAAATTCTTTTTCTTTTTCTTTTGCTTGTTCCCAAGTTAAGTCTTCAAATAGAATTTCAATTTCGTAACCTTTTGCGGCGATATTCTTCCAGATTCTAGTTCGATTTGTTTTATGATATGCTCTAGATTCGCTTTCTCCTATTCCTATATAAAAAACCTCTTGTTTGTCCGTTCTTATGTGTCTGTATAATATTGCCAAAATGTTCTCTTATAAATATGGCTTTCACCTATTTTTTCTTTGCTGCGTCTGCTTTTTTCTTATCATCAGCTTTTTTAGCTTCCACTTCTTTTTTCTTCTTATCTTCTGCGGCTTTTTTCTTTTTTTCTTCTGCAGCTTTTTTAGGATCTACTTTTACTTTGCTTTCATTTTGAAAGCCTTTTGCTTGATCAGCTGCTCCAGATACACCTTTACCTACAGTATTGTAAGCTTCGATGAATCCTTTCATACCTTTAAGATTATTGTCTTTCATGTATTTAAACATGTTTTTTACAATACCAACGCTTAGTCCTAAGAAACCTGCTAATGGTATAGCAAACGGTATAAGATCCATCAAACTGGTTTCTTCCATTTTCTCTTTCTTTTCGCCTGTTTTAGCTTTTGCAGCTCTAGCTTTTGCGATCATTGCGTTAGTCTTGTCATTATGTTCTTTCTCTTGTTTCTGTATAGAAGCTTTCACTTTTTCAGGGGTTGCTTTATCAGTAGCTTCTAGTAATGCTTTCTTAAGAGCAGATTCGTATAATGCCTTGGGAACTTTTATTCTAATTAATGTGTTATCTTTCATTTATAGTTTATTTATGGTGGTTATTATTGAGCAAAAGTTGCTCCAGTTGGCATTATGTTGAAATCTAATTGGATAAATTCTGCTACTCTTGTAGGCTGTAAGTAAATACTTCCAACTAAGATATTTCTATCTATTGTATCAGGAGTGTTGTTAGATTCATCCATGATAACTTGGAAAGCATAAAGACCTTGTCTTTGTTGAACTGATTCTAAGTAAGGATTAACTTGAGTTAAGAATTTATTTCTTGTTACTTGAGTATTAGGTTCGAATACTAGAGTCTGTCCAATTTGACCAATGTATCTCTTAAGGGAGATTAATAGTCTTCTAACGTTTACTCTGTCTAGAGCTGATGGTTTAGCTTGTAAGGTTTTTTGACCGTAGATTACTGTACCAACTCCAGCGAATGTAGCAATTGGGTTAACTTTTGCTGCGTATAAAGTATTTCTATCATTGATAGATAATCTTCTTTCTGGTTGTAATACTGTAGAAAGACCTCCTCTATTTAAACCTGCTGGTGCAAACCATTCTGCAGATACTTTATCATTGTATTCGTATACTGATGGAACGATAGTTGAAGCTGGAATAAAATTCATTCTGCCAGTTTCGCTAGATCTTATTTGAATCCAAGGCCAATAAGTGGCTCCATAAGAGTTATCAAATGAAATCGCTGCGTCAGTAACTGTTCCGATATTATTTTGATATCCAACTAAATCTATTACTGCGATATTATCACCTCTAGTTGAAGCTAATTGCAATAAGTTGTTTACTTGCGAATTTGCGTTTTTACTAGTCAATCCTGGAGCATATACTACATTAAAGTCGTATTGATCTTTATTACCTAAAATGCTAATTGCAGTATTGTAATCAGGTCCGTAAATTCCTTGAATGTTAGTTGTTGGAGTTGCGTACGCAGATGTTGTATTTGGAATATTCTCAAACATGTTTAAAGAAGCTGAATTGAACGATCCATAGAATTGTCCAGTTGCTCCGCTAAATCCACCATTTAATGAACCAGATCCAACTAAAGGCATAGAGCCAGTAAATTGGGTTTGAGGTGTACCAGTTTGTGAGAAATAGTTAGGAGTTGGTAAAAATACATTGCTAACGTATACGTAATTTGATTTATTCGTATAGCTACCAGTATTTTGTATATAGTATGTTCCTGAAGTTGAATCATATCCTACATTTTGGAATTGATCTCCAATAACATAAGATATATAATTATTTTGATTTGGATCCAAAGACAAGTTAGTCCATGATTCTAATATAGTTTTGCTATTTTCATAGTCATCTCCTCTTCTAATATTCAATGAGAATAAACCAGATCCAGAAGCAGAAGATACAATTTCGTATCTAACATTTGCTGAAGATCCTGAAGGTAACGCGCCTGATACAGTTGATCCAGTTGCATTATTCATTACTGTACCTACAGATAAAGTAGATAGTGAAAATGCTTGTGAATTTGTACCATTACCATAGAATACAGTAGTAGATCCTGATGTGTAATAATAAGAGTTTCCAGTAACACCAATTGTTTTAGCAGTAACTACTAATGAAGGTGTAGCAAATGATGCAGTACTATTTATAATAGTGTTAGCATTTATAGATGCTGTTGCATTATTATAAACGTCTTGTGCTGAAGATCCAGAGATAAGTACATTCACTCCATTAAAGCTAGCAGAATAAGCAGTTGTAACTGCACTGGTTAGATTTAAGGACGCAGATGCGTAAGTTAATCCAATATTACTTAATACACTAGCATTTGCTACTGTATAAGATCCAGAAGCTACTCTTGTAATCAATAAAGATTGACCTCCTTGATTAAAATAGTTGAATGCTGCGATACTAGTTAAATACTCTTGAGTAATACCTCCAGAAACGAAGGTAGCACCAAATGTGGCTTTGTATTCAGAGTAAGAAGTAACTACGGTTGGTATATTAACTGGTCCTATTACGGTTGGTCCTAATAAAGCTGCTCCTGCAGCAATTGGTCCTTGTGTTATTTGACTCTTGTCGTTCTCTGTTAGGAAAACGCCGGGACTAATGATTGTTTCGGCCATTTATGATGTTTTTTATCTGCTAATAAATATAGTGCAGTTGGTCAAAACGATTTATTGAAATTCTCCGGTAGTAATATTTATTGAAACGTTACCGTATTTTTCTCTAAGATCATTAAATAGAGATTGCTCTCTTAATTTAATCTCTCGTATTTTTGTGGTTTGATCCTCTATTTGAATCTGTAAAACTGTTTTTTGATAGTTTAATTCTCCTAGTGAGGAAGCGATTTCTAAAGCGTCCTGCTTTATTAGTTCAAGACGCTTTAGTTCATCATCAGTTATTTTTGTAGACATCTATTTATATTATTTTTATTGCTAGAATTATTCGCCTACAGTAATTAACTTGAAAAAGATATTGTAATTATTATCTGTTTCTACATTATCAAAATCTTGTAATTTAAAACTTTTATATTCTAAATCACGATCTTCGCTTAATAATAGATTAAAATCGTTTTGAAATTTGGTAAACTCTGGGTTTGCCTCATTAACATTGTCTTTTACGTACATTGGAATGCTAACGTTACCTTCTTCATCGGTTGTGCCGTACTTTTTGATTAACTCCTCTTTAAGTTTTTCGATTGACTCTTTTTCAGCAGATACTTTCTTAAGCAAGTCGTTTAACCAATATTTTGTGGTTAATTTAATTTTCTCATTTAATAACCCTTTAGCTAGTACTTCACCTGTTTTAAGGTTAGTAACGCCATTTAATTCAGCTTCTAACTGATAGAACTCATGTAACTTTAATGAAATTTTCTTCATATTTTTATTTTGTTTTTTTAGCTGCAGTTTTTGCAACTGGTTTTTTAGCTTCTAGAGCTTTTACAGCGGTAACTTTAGTTTTTACTTGATCAGTTGTTTGCTTGATTTCAGAAACTATTTCATTTTTAGGGGCTAATTCAGCAGCTTTTTCAACTACTTGTTTAACCTCTTCAATTGCAGGTGAGATCGCATTTTCAACTTGTTCAGCAAATTTGCTAATTTTTGACTTGTTTAATAGTACAGCAACTATTACTGTTGCTACTAAAATTGTGATTACGAATACCATTTTTGTTTTTTTGTTTTATATAAATATTAAAAGCCAATTAATTTTATTTTGATAGCTGTAAATTCCAAGCATTACAAACGTAAACTACTACTTTATCAGCTAAAGAACCGCTACCAGGTAATGTTGATCCAGTTACATTAAAGTTATCATAAAATACATCTCCTGCCATTGGAGCTGGTGGCATTGAACCTGTTGGGATATAGCTTAATCTAGCGTTAATGCTAACTATATCTGAGAATACTTGCTGGGTAGCGTCGATATATACGCTATTTGCTGTTTTAGTTAAAACAGATTTGTCTGCAATTTGAAATTGATTGTTTGTTGATCCTAAAAGTGCCATAATTTTTGTTTTTATTTGTTTGATATATATAAATATATGAAAAAAGATTTGAGAATAAAAATTTATTTTATTTGTGACTCAAATTATTTATTTTAATATCCGCAATATGAATTTTGTGTATCATCTGTTATATATCCATAACTTGGTCCAGATGTTCCATACGATATTTCAAAATAACCTCCAGTCAGGGAATCACGACTCCAAGCACTTGTTATAGGTACGCCTGATCTAATTACTACATTATAAGCGGTTACTCCTGCACAATCTATCCAGAAATTAGCCACATAATAATAATATGTTATTGCGCAAGATTGAATTTGAGCAATTATATTACTAGAAGAGCTTGTCATTAGAATAGCTTCATCTGTAGAAGAATTCCATATCCATAATCCAGAGAAATCACTAAATGTAGCAGGATAATATACTCCACCGCTTAAATAATAAAGAGAACTTCCTACAGATAATGTTGAAGAAGATGAATAAAATGTTGATGAAGTTCCAGTAATATGGGCGCAAGCTTCATTTTGTGTAGCATAACCTTGTCTATTAAACTTCGGAGATATATAATAAATAGTAAAAGAATACAATGAAGTACACGCATGGCAATATGAATACCAACTAGCTAATGATACTGTTCCTGTAGATGGAGGTAGTGTTGGTGAATACGGATTTAAAGCCACATATCCTCCAGATCTAGCGATGTCCATATCAAAAGGAGCTTGAGTTGATATACCCAATTCGATCCTTATATCATTCATACTTATTGTTCCACTAGCAGGTAAAGCCATTACTTACTATTTATTAGATTTTTTAATTCTTCTATTTGGGATTGTTGTTCTTTAATAGCTTCAATTAATAATCCGACTATATTTCCATACGCTACTGAGTATATGCCTTTATGATCTAAGCTAACTGCTTCAGGCAATACCTCTAGTAATTCTTGAGCAATAATTCCTGTATGTCTTTTATTTTTAAATTCTTCTTTTGCATCATTTCTTGTAAAAGTAACACCTCTTATAGCTTGTACTTTTTCTATAGCGTTAGGAATTAATTCTACATTATCCTTTAATCTTGCATCAGAATACGCTGTTACGTTTCCTCCTGCATAAAAATTACCGCCAATATTTAAACTATCATAATAGGGATTAACATAAATTTCAGCTGTTCCAAAAACACCATTTCCACTACCCCATAATACTTGGTAATTACTATTACTATTATTATTATAGTTTATAGTTACATTACCTGCTGTTAAAGATGATGCTGTTCCAGTTAAACCTGCCCCTGATCCATTGAATTGACCTGATATCCAAATATTAGTAGATATAGCTGCCATTGTTACACCATTCTGCATGACTAACAATCCATGGCTACTTAAATTTGCTGCTTGACCACCTGCGGCAGGATAAGACCATGATAGTCCATATAAATTGCCAGGAGTTGTACCATCCGCAGATAACCTATAAGCATCACCCATTGTAAATATTCCTTGAAATCTATATGCACTATATAAACCTACTAGTCCATAACCATAGTTGGCATTTGTAAAAACATCAGAGCCTGATGCTAGATAAGTAGCTGAATAAACAGCTCCTCCAAAATAATTATATCCTGCTAAACTTTTAATACCTTTACCACCACCAACATGTAGAGAATAGCTAGAGTCTGTAACTGAACTATTGATACCCATACAAGCATTCCCTCTATTATAAAAAGTCCACCAAGTCCCTGATGGTTCATAGTAAATACCGCCATTCCCACTACTATCATACATCACAGGATTTACTTGGCTATATGCATCATAAAATCCACTATAACTATTTTTACTATTAACAATTTTCCATTGAGTATAAGTTGAACTACCATTCCCTGTCCATCCTGCTGAATAAACAGAGTCATAAAATGTTGTAGCAACTACATAACTTCCAAATGAACCTATTCCTGCAATTGTTTGATTACCTGACATATCTAATTGCCATCTATTAGCTGCAGCACTCCATCCTCCAATTCTTAATACATTATCAGCATCAAGACCAAAGTTTACTGCGTAATTACCTGCTCTATGAAAAGACATAAATGCAGAATTACCACCTGTTGCATAAACCTGAAGTCTTGCACTATCTAGAACTCCTGAATATGCGCCTTGATTAGTTTGATAATAAAATACATTAGTAAGTGTTGCCCCTCCTATAGGTACAGCATATGAGCTATAGTTAATTTCATCTAGCATTATCTTCCAAGCAGTAAATGTATCTGTTTCATATATTCCTGTTCTAAATCTTAATGAAGTACCTCCATAATTTGGACTATATGGAGTATACAATTGAAGCGTTCCACCACCACCGCCTGAATAAGATTTCATGTTCATTACTGAACCATAACTAGGAAATCCTTCTGCTGCTGATACAAAACTATTTTGAATGCCATTCTGATAACTAGATGGTGCACTGGAATTACTCCAAACATAAGCTCCTAAAGCAGCTAACAGTGTAGTTGAAGTAGATGTAGTGGCATTACCACTTAATGCTCCTACAAATGTTACTGCATATACATTTCCTGCTCCTGTTCCGGGAACTGAACCTATTGTTAAATTGCCTGCATTTACAATTAATTTATTCGCATATACAGAACCTCCATAAGTAGTTGCTTGTTGTAATCCCCAATCACCATAATTATAGCTATCACTAACCATTTTCCATGCTCTTGAATTACCATTCCCGTCAACCCACATTATAAAACCACCACCATTTACGGCATTTGCAGTTTGAACAGATGAAGAAAATGTAGCTGCTCCTGTGGATTGATTTAAAGTTAATGCATCTATACCAACTTCACTGTATATTATATAGTTATTAGAACTAAGATTTTCTCTCATTCCTACAAACCACTTAGCTGAGCCAGCCGTTTGATGAGATATACCATTATAATTTGTAACTGCAGCTCTATTTAAAATTAATCCATAACCGTTTGTAATATTAGATGTAATTGTACCTCCAATAGTTACATTACCACTAAAATATCCTGTTCCACTTACACCCAAATTATACCCTAAACTTGTTGTTGCATTATTAATAGTAACCTGTCCACTACTGTTAGCAGTTATTGTCCAGGCAGCACTTGCAGCAACATAAATACCCATCATACTAGTACTAACAGCACCTATAAAGCCACCTTGTGTACTTGAACCAGCATAAGAACACCAAATACCAGGGGAGCCTGTGTTTATATATGGATATGTTGTTCCGTCACCTATTGCTATTCTATTTAAAAATGAAACTGAAGCTGCTGTACTAGCGCCTCTGCCTGTTACAGTAGCTAATGTTTCACTTCCTGCTGTACCTGTAATATTAATTCCCCAAGTACCAGATGCCCCAGTGCCTGTTAGTGTTGGGGAGTAAGAGTTATAATTTGCGCTATGGAGAATTGTTCTCCAAGCATACCAACTACCATTATAACCTGCTCTCCATTGTAATGTTGTACTACTATAATAGTCTCCTTGTATTTGCCACATTGTATCACCACCGCCTAAATGTAATACAGGAGCATAATTTAAATTACCACCAGCACCATTTTCATTTCTATATACAGCCGAACTTCCATTACTTACATTTACTGATCCATTACCTAAACTTGTAAGTGTAATATTGCTTGCATTAGTTGCATTAGTTGCAGTAGCTGCATTACCTAATGTATTAAATGTTTGACCACTTATAAAACCTGCTATTGCTGCAGCTCCGAAAGTATAGGCATATCCATTACTATAAACACCAAGTAATGATGTTACTGTTGCTTGAGCACCTGTTGCAACATACATTGTGCCTAAACTAAAAGCTGTACCAAAAGTATAACCTGAAAGAGGTACAGCATATGAGGTATAGTTACCGGAGTGCAACATTTGATACCAAGTTGCATTCCAAGAACTATTAATACCATTTCTTATTGCTAACCCCGGCAAACCTGATGCATTTACACCGCTATAATTACAAAAAGCTAATTGATAAGATGAATCGCCTGTACTTACAGATGTTCCATCCCAGGGGGTATAGGTCATTACACCAACATAATTACCAGTTGCTCCTGTTATATATCCAGCTCCTGCAAAATCGAATCTTACTGTTCTTGGATTAGTATTAGGTAATGATGTTGTAGATGGATTTCTTCCTCCATCCGGAGAATATATATAAGTTGCTGTTGTAGCGGTTGCAGCATTACCACTTATACTTATTCCCCATGTACCACTATTGTAAACATATTGTGTGCCCGCTCCTATAGTGCTTCCTTTCCAAAAATTACCAGCAGAATCTACTGAAGCCGCTACGCCACTTGCTCCTGTTCCAAATACAATTCCAGCAGTACCACCATAGAAGTTTAAATATAATCCTCTAGCATCACCTGAGTCTAAATGCAGATTTCCATTTGTTGTAACTACAGAAGCGTAAAGATTTCCTGACACAGTTCTTCCATTACCACCAACTCTTAAATAAGATGACCATGTTGAATTTGGACCATATGTAACAAATGTGTCACCGGTTGATATTACATTACCCGTAAGAGTACCACCTGCTAAGGGTAAATAAGCGGTAGAAGTGTATGCATTAGAACCTAATCCTAAAAATGTTTGTACTTTAGCGGCCGTTGCAGAACGGTGATAATTATCACCAAACTTAGCCATAATATAAGTTATAGTTCCTTCACTTACATCATCAGATGTATTAACGTAACTATATAATCCATAATTTCCAGTTATATGGCCACTAGCGTCTCTATAGACAATAGTATTAGCTGTAGCTGCTGTAGTAGGATTATTAAATCCTGATATAGAAGCAGCTGTACCTGTTACATTTATTCCCCAATTTCCACTAGCTCCACCACCTGTAAGAGTAGGAGAGTAAGATGTATAATTATTACTTGTTAATGGAGTATATCCTTGTGTATTGGTATTATCTCTATCATCAACATCATAAACAGTAGCAGATGAAAGATACCATGTGAGTGGTGAGCCAGAGCTAGGTGCAGGAGAACCAGATATATAAAAGAACATCGTTGATGAAAATGTACCACTATCTCCGCACCTTACAACATAAACATAATCTTCATATTTACCGGTTCCAACATTATCAGTTACCCAATAATTATTACCACCTGTGCCTGTTGAATTACTAGCCCAGTTAATTGTATATCCTGATGGTAATTTAGCTCTAAATACACATGCAAATGTTGCATTAGATCTAGTTTGTGTAGCAAAGTAAAATCCACCATAGCCTGGGTTTTGACCAGATCCTGTGTGTTGTATTTGCGCTTGATATCCGCTTGTTGATACTGCATAAGGAGCTGAAACTCTAGTTATTGTAACTGTGCCTGTACCATTATTATCGTAAACATTTAAACTATTTGTACCATAATTAAATGTTTCATCCAAATATATTTTTCTGCCTAATGAATATATTCTAGCAGCCATTCTATTTTGACCACTAGTACTTGTTCCATTTCCGGTAGTCCAGTTTAATAATCCAGCATTATAGCCACTCCAATTAGTTGATGTAGTTGCTAATGTAGCAGTAGCCGCATTACCACTTATATTTGTTTGATCTCCTGTATTTGTTCCTGATGATGTTCCACTAAAATTGGATGCTGATATTGTTGAACTAAATGTTGCTGCTCCTGTTACTGCCAATGTATATCCCATTGAAACAGCTCCTGTTGCTATATCATATATAAATGGCGGCGTAGTTCCACCATTATTTGTAAATCTTAATGCTGCGCCTGTATTATATAAAATCCCTGTTGCTCCACCAGTTGCAGCAAAATATAAAATTGGTACTGATTTTGATATTGTAAGATCTCCTGTAAGAGTACCACCTGCTAATGGTAAGTAAGAACCACCTGTTGCAGGTGCATAATTAGATGTAGGAGTTGTTCCTCCACCTGCTAATAAGAAATAACTATCACTATATCCTGTTTTGATAAATCCACTGCCTGCCGTTATACTACTAGAAAATGTAGCTGCTCCTGTGGATGCTATTCTAAATTTAGGGGATGTACCATTATTATTTTGACTAATTGAAAAATCTTGTATAGTATCACCTGATATACCTGATGTTAAAAACCATTTTGTAGCACCAGTATATCCTTGTAATCCAACAGAAGCATATCCATTTGTAGCATGATAAATATCAAGCATAGCTCCAGGAGATGTAGTACCTATACCTACATTGCCCGATGTAGTAGCCATAGTAACTGCGCCGCTTATTTTACTTGTTCCCGTTACATTCAACGCCGTGCTTCCGTCATCAGTTGCACCGTTAACGTTAAGGCGGGATGTAGTGGTTATAACTCCCGAAAAATCAGCAGCACCCGCAAATATTTTTCCTGTCCCAACTCCTGGTATTGCACCAAAAGTCACAAATTCACCTCTTGGATTAATTAATAAATAATACGGGGTTAGACTGCCTAGAACATAACCTTCAATTGCGGGATAACCATTTGGGCTAGAGCCTATTCTTGTCCCTATTCCATCGGGTGTATTTTCAGCAGTAACGCCATATTGTTTTGTTATTGCCCATCTAAAATTTCCACCTTTTGCTTCAATAATAGTGCTAAAATAACCCGCCCCCGCAACATTCAAAGCATAACTAGCATCATCGGTTGCACCGTTTACGTTAACTCTGCTAGAGAATGTAGCTACTCCTGATGGAGCAAAATATAAAGCATCTGTAGCTGCAGAAGTAGTGTATAATGAAAACCCATCTTCTGAATTTTTACTTCTTTGACCTAAATACCATTTATTAGTACCCGCAGTAAGCCAAGTAAACATATTTTCTGTAGTAATAGCATTTCTAGCTAATACATGATAAGAATTAGTTCCACTATTACCTAGATTTAAAGTAAGTAATCCACTAAACGTAGCACTTGTTCCTGAAATTTGTTGATTAAATACGTGAATACCAACATCAGCATTATACACTAAATTTGTTGCGTGTTGAATATATGCTTGCCTATCTCCTACTGCATTTAACCATTGAATATAAGGATTTAATGCTTTTATTGAAAGTGGAGAACCCGTTGTTACATTAGAACTAAATGTAGCACTCCCTCCATTTGTTAATGTTATTATGTTTGCTTGTGTTCCACTACCAATACTCCATTGTGTTGATGAAGTTAGTGTTCCTGCATACCAATTCTCATATCCTGCATTATACCAATTGACTTTAATTCCATTACCTGCTAATTGAATCGTTGAGCTAAACGTAGCGCTTGTACCACTCAATGCTCCTGTAAGAGTACCTCCTGTTAATGGTAAATAAGCAGTAGAGGTATAAGCGTTAGAACCAAGTCCTAAGAATGTTTGATATTGTGCCCATGTTCCAAATTCAACTCTACTATTTGTTGAATTATATATTAATGCAGAAGGAACAGTTCCACTTGTGTATGTCGCTAAAGCAATAGCAAGACCATTCCATAAAGTACTATTAGCCACTGTACTTCCTGCTGCATAAAAATCTCCTGTATTATTATTTGCTGCTGTACCAAATGTACGATACGCTACAAAGTCTCCTGTAGCTGAATTAGCAGCAGTGCCAAAAGTTCTATATGCTAATACGTCTGTACCTATTGCGAGTCCCAAATTAGTTCTTGCAGTAGCAGCAGTAGTTGCGGCTGTTCCACCATTTGCAATAGGTAAAGTTCCAGTTACATTAGTAGCTAAATTAACGCTTGACAAATATGAATTTGGATTAGACGCTAAATAATATGTGCTATTATCGTAGCTAATAGTGGTACCACTAATTTTTATAAATCCAGTTCCACTTAATGCTGCTTGTTTACCATTAAACGTATTCCAATCTGTACTAGTTAAATAACCGTTTACTGAAGTAGTGGCAGCAGGAATTGATATAGCTGGTGTTGTTCCTCCGCTAGAAACTATTGGTGAAGTTCCTGTAACTGAGGTAACGTATCCTGCTAAAGATGGTGTACCAGTTAATTGACTATAAGGTAATGATAATGATGATAAAGTGGTTATTGTACTATTTGATGTAGCTGTAATATTTGCAGCCGTTCCACTTGTATTTTGATTTAAAGTAGGATATAGAGAGGTATTGGTAGGTAATGAAGTTAATCCTGATCCTTGACCAATAAAAGATAATCCATTTATGTTACCATTAACAGTTAATGATCCTGTTATACCTACTGAACCAGTAAATGTTTGAGTATTTGATAATGAGTTTCCGAATATATTTGAACCGCTGCTATAAACTACAGAACTAGATACAGTTTGAACTATTAATGTTTGCGCTGTAAGTGTCCCTGCAACTGTAAAATTATTAGCGTATGAAGCTGTTGCTGCATAAGATGCACTTGTTGCATTAGTTGCAGATATTGCGAATGTTGCATATGAAGCTGTTGATGCATAAGAAGCGCTTGTTGCATTTAAAGCGTATGATGATGATGTAGTAGATGCTGCGTATGAAGCACTAACTGCGTTTAAAATATATGATGCTGTTTGAGCGTTAGCTACGTATGAAGCTGTAGCAGCGTAAGATGCACTAATGGCCTTTAATGAGTAAGACGCAGTTGCTGCTGTTTGTGCAAAATCTGCATATGACGCTGATGCAATAGATCCAGATTGAGACACAGATACACTAAATGTGGTACCATTAGCTTTAGTAAAAGTAATCGTATCAATCGCAGCAGATGCGGTTATTATGGCATTTGGTGTATATGAAGAGGTTAATGCGTATGATGCAGAAGTAGCATTAATAGCGTATGAAGAGGTTGTTGCATAAGATGCACTTACTGATGCTGTTGGTACATTAAGCGCATACGAAGCTGTTACTGCGTATGATGCAGATGATATTGATCCTGTAATTCCATTGGTTACTATAAGAGATCCTGTAACAGTAGTATTTCCCTGTACTCTCATTGAACCTGATACGTCTAATCTGTATCCAGAATCAGTAGTTGAGTTACCAATAGATACATTTAAGGTAGGTCCAAACATAGTCATCCCTAATCCAGTAATTAGATTACCAAAAGATAAACCATAATATTGATCAGCGTATCTACCACCTTGTAGAGTTAAATAACCGTTTGTTTGATCTAAGAATACGTTTGCTCCAAAATTATTGTATTGGAAATCCATGTAAGCGGGTACATTACCTGGATTCAATCTTATTCTACCTCCGTAAGCACCGGTGGCAATAACTCTCATCGTGTCAACCTGTCCTGCATATAATCCCGCTGTATAACCTGGGTCAACATATAATCCATATCCAACAGTACCTGCTAGATTACTTGGTGCATTAACTCCAATTAATACTGATCCATTATCCCAAACTGATAAACCATTTTGGCCTGTTTTGCTTACTAAGCTAACAAAAGGAGATACAGGCGTTGTATTAACCGTATTAAAGGCTGCTGAGCTGCTTACCACTAAGCTACCAGTTATTATAGCGCTTCCTGTATAAGGAAACGTATTGGAGTTTGGTGCATTTAAAACATATGACGCAGTTAAAGCATACGATGAACTTACAGAATTCTTAACATATGAAGCTGTTGAAGCGTAAGAGGCAGAAGCTATGAATCCATTTAAATATGATGCTGTTTGCGCATAAGATGCACTAGTAATAGCGCCACTAAATGATCCAGTAAAAGATCCCGTAAAACTTCCTGATAAAAAAGTATTAATGGGTTCTGGCGATATTTGTTGATTATTACCAACACTTACTGATGTAAAATTAACACTCGCAGACTGTTGCGCTATCAGGTTCCAAATTTGAGGCATTAATTAGCAGTTTAAGTATAAATATCCACAGAATTATAACTAGCGCCTTAATCCAAATTTAATATATTTATACCACGTTCTTTCATGTAGATAATATACAAATGGTTTAATTAATAATTCTGCTAAACTAAACGTAGCGCTCATCTTAATGCTTCCCGTGCTCACCCATATGATTAAAAATCCAATCAATGTACTAATCAGTCTATAACTTATAGTCTTAGCCAGGTGTCTCTTATGCTGTACCATTGCGTATTGATGTTCCGCTGATGCTAATAATATCAGCAGGAGGTTCATGATAGATTACTTCGTATCCAACTCCTCTACCATAGTTTACTGATTCTATGTCAGGGATGATAGAAATAAATAGTTTTCCAGTATGTAATAGATCCAATAACTCTATTTTTAATTCATCAAGTACTTGGTGCGCAGTCTTTGGATTATTCTCGTCTTGTTCAACGTCTCTAATGGCTAGCCAGACATTTTTACCCCTATTTAATTGTTGATCAATCAACCATCTGTGGCCTTTGTGCCATGTTTGCCATCTTCCGATGAATAATGCGTATTTTTTCATAAACTAAGTTGTTTAATAAGTTTTTTATAAGATTCAAATTCAGTATCATTAGTGGTATCTATGTCAATAAAATCCTCTGTTGGTTTCTCATAATCAGAAACATGATACTGCGTTCTTCCTCTATCAATAAAAGCGTGAACGTATACTTCTTTAATATTGTCGCCAAACTTTTCTTTAAATTTGTCCCTTTGATCTTTATAGGGAGATACTAAAGCCACACATACATTGTGCCCTTTGTCATGTAAAAAATGGGCTAAGTTTTGGGCTAACTCTACATTCTTTCTTCTTCCAGTTTCGCTATAATCTTTATTGCTAAATATTTTTCTAATGTCATCTCCATCAATTAGTACTGGTTTTTTAAGATGTAGATGAGTTACTAAATGATTTGCTAAGGTTGTTTTTCCTGCACCTGGTTGGCCTGTAAACCAATATATCATAAGCTGTTTATTTACTGTATCCGAAGCTATCGAAATACCATTTAAAATTAATATATATCCACTCGTATGTATAATCTCCCAAGATGTCCCTAGAGTCATTGGCCAGCGCTTGTACTCTGTTTCTAATGGTATGATCGCCATATATTCCATGAACGCTGTCGTCTTCTATTGTGATCTGTTCTACACGATTAAAGTCATGCTTGTATTCAGGTAATTCAAAATATTCATAGATGCTTTTAACTACTGCTTCTGGGTTAGTGCAGAGATCTTCGTATCTTAAGAATAAGAACTTTGACGCTGTTCCATCTAACATTGATTGATTCAGCTTTGGTATAGCATGTCCTATTGGATGGGTTGTTGCCCATTTCTCTACTCGCTGCTGAGTAGTTAATCCTGTTAGATTCATGTTATCTAGAGTTCCATCTTCAATATCAGGGTTTGCTCTAAATTTCTTTTCCATTGATGCAAAGATATCCCTTAAATCCCTTACTAAAAATAGGATTTTAGGTTTCTCAAACATGTTTATCAGTAATGGATAAGTAGCTCCCCAATTTCTGTTCTTGTCTAAGATGTAGGGTTTGTCTGTTAGATGGGCGGTGTAGCCTTCTAATCCTGATTTACAGAAAGCATAGAATCCTTCTTTCCATTGATTCTTATCTCCTGCTTTTGATTCGTGGTTTCCATTATATCCGATCCTTGCTCCTAGCATAAGATCGATCATTCCCGACGTTGGTGTAACGTGAAATGATGGGTTTTGGCCCATTATGTTTTGTAGTAGTGTCGATCCTGCTCTTGGTAGAGAGGATTGATAGAATATTGTTTGTTTCATAACCTCAAATGTAATAACTTATTTTTTGATAACCAAATTTATTTATTTGGTGCATGTGCATATTAAGGGAGGATATGTAAATAATTCTGTGCATGTCAATTGCCCTAGCGCTGGGGTGAATCCTCCAAATGCTATAGCAGAGATTCTAGTTCCTGCTCCTGCAGGGGTATGTCTAGCAACGATTAAACCGGTTTGTGTAGACCAAACAGTTCCATTATATGCTTCAGTACAAGTACTTACTCCTCCTCCAAATGCTAATGCTGCTGTTTGAATACCAGCTCCACCCATTGAATCTCTCGTATTGATCATCGCTCCCCCAGCGGACCATGTTGAACCATTATATGCTTCTGTACATGAACGAGATATGCTAGGTGGAATGCTATATCCACCAAATGCTAATGCTGCTGTTTGGGTGCCTACGCCTGATAAATATCCTCTAGCTGTAATTAATGCTGCTCCCGAAGCCCATGTTGATCCATTAAATAGTTCAGTACATGATATAGATATACCGCCAGAACTCTGACCTCCAATAGCAATTCCTGCTGTTTGAGTGCCAGCGGCAGATGGCATAAATCTAGCACAAATTAATCCTCCGCTAGATGTCCAAGTTGAACCATTATAAATTTCTGTAGCATTAAAAGTATTACCTGGAACGAACCCTCCAAATACAACTGCTGCTGTTTGAGTACCTGCTCCGGCTAATGAATGTCTGCAGCTAATTAAATTCCCCTTTGATGACCAAGCAGTTCCATTATATGCTTCTGTAGCATTAGTTGGTATTGCTCCGGGTAAACAACCCCCAACAGCAAGTGCCGCAGTTTGAGTACCTGCACCTGCTAAATATGATCTAGCATTAATCATTGCACCTCCTGCTGTCCAAATACCGATAGATCCACTCTGATAAGTATACTGTATTTGATTCAAATCAGTATTAAACCATAGGTTACCAACTGAACCTGTAAATGATCCTGTTGATGCATTTGGTATTAGTGGTAATGCTACTGCTGAACCTGTTATGAATAGTGAACCTGATATTATCATTTGTTGTGGTTTATAGTGAGCATGTGCATATTAGTGGAAGTATTGGCATTGTGAATAGTTCTGTGCAGGCGTTACCACCAAATGCTAAAGTAGAATTTTGTGTTCCTACTCCTGATAATCCATTTCTAGTATTAATCATTGCTGTTTTAGATACCCATGTAGTTCCATTATATATTTCTGTACATGATACGCTTATAGGGGTGATATAACCACCAAATCCTAGAGCAGCAGTTGATGTTCCTGTTCCTCCTAAATATAATCTTCCATTAATCATTGCCGTAGCCGATGACCAAGTTGAACCATTATATGTTTCTGTGCAAGAAACTATGGTTGGTGTTCTTCCACCAAACCCCAATGCTGCTGTTGTTGTTCCTGATCCACCTAATCCTAATCTAGCTGCAATCATTGCTCCACCTGCTGACCAAGTAGCTCCATTATATACAGAGGTACAAGAATATGTTACTACAGGCGGATTAGTTCCTCCAAATAACAATGCTGAATTTTGAGATATTCCTACTCCTCCAGCCCAATATCTTAGAGGAGATGGATTCGCGCATCCAGTTGCCCAAGCAATTCCATTATAGCATTGAGTGTTTGGAATCGCATCACCAAATGCTAAAGTTGCTGTTTGTGTTCCTACTCCATTACCTGCAGAAGCAGCATTGATCATTATTCCTCCGGCTGACCACGATGATCCATTATAAGCTTCTGTACATCTAAGAGATGCAGGAGTAATATATCCTCCAAATGCTAATGCAGCTGTTGTTGTTCCGGCTCCTGCTAAGGCGCCTCTTGCAATAATCAGTGGATTTCCAGATGACCATACTGCTGAACCAAGACAAGTAGAAATAACGAATGTTGAGCTTATTGTGAATAATTCTGTACAAGTACAAGTAGGCACTCCACCAAATACAGTTGCGGCTATTGTTGTTCCTCCGCCTGAAAAAAGACATCTAGCAGAAATTATCGATGTAGTTGTTGACCAAGAAGTTCCATTATATGTTTCTGTGCATGTAGCCGCAGAGTTAGGAGGATAAATTGATCCTCCTGCTGCTAATGCTGCAGATTGTGTTCCTGCTCTCGCTGCTCCATATCTAGCTTGAATCATTGCAGTTGCTGAAGACCAAGATGTTCCATTGTAAGTTTCTGTGCAGCTTACTCCTACAGAAGTAGCACCTCCAAAGGCTAATGCTGCAGTGGATGTTCCTGTACCTCCTCCATACGATCTAGCAGTAATTAATGCTCCACCTGCTGTCCATGTTGACCCATTATATAATTCTGTACATGATACATTAGGATTTGGAGCTGCTTGAGCATATCCTCCAAATGCTAGAAAACTAGTAGTTGTACCTGCGCCTGCTGATTGTGCTCTGGCTGTAATTAAATTAGTAACATTAGTCCAAGTTGTGCCATTGAAAGTTTCTGTATTATTCCAATTGGCAGAGGTTCCAGGACCTCCTGAGGCTATAGTAGCAGTAGAAGTACCGGCAGTAGCCATTCCGTGTCTACCAATATTCATAGTTCCTACTAAAGCCCAAGATGAACCATTATATAATTCTGTGCATGTATTTAATCCTGATCCATTGAATCCTCCGAATGCTAATGCTGCTGTTTGAAGTCCTGTTCCTCCTAAATATCCTCTTCCACATATTAATCCAGGACCTGTTGACCACACTCCCGCATTAGCAACATAAGATCCTGTTTGCCAAGTATACTGCAACTGATTAGTGTCAGTATTAAACCACATATTTCCAGCAGATCCAGTAAATGAACCAGTACTAGCATTAGGTATAGATGCAAATTGCATAACAGCACCTAAAGATGTTGCTTTGATTGTTAGTGCTGGTTGTAATATTGATCCGGTTATTTGCATTTATTGTGGTTTATAGTGAGCATGTTCGTATTATTGTACCACCATTAAATAATTCTGTGGCCCCTGCAACGGTTGGGTTACTTCCTCCAAATGCTAAAGCACATGTTTGAGTTCCTGAGCCACCGTGTGATGCTCTTACAGCAATCATTGAGGTGGTTGATGACCATGAGATACCATCATAAAATTCTGTACATGAAAAACTTGTAGGTGGATTATAACCACCAAATGCTAAGCCCGAACTGTTAGAAGCGCCAGCCGCTCCTACAAGTCCTCTAGCTGTAATTAATGATCCTGCTGATGACCACGTTGAACCATTATATTTTTCGGCACAAGAGAGACCGGAATTAGCCGGAGCTAATAATCCTCCAAAAGCCAATGCAGAAGTTTGAATTCCTGTACCTGCTATATAAGCTCTAGCAGTAATTAATGCTGTACTAGATGACCAGGAGGTGCCATTAAATAGCTCAGTGCATGAAGAATTACCTCCAACAAATCCACCAAAAGCCACAGCAGCAGTAGATGTTCCTGCTCCCGCAAGTGAAAATCTGGCTACAATTAAAGATGTAGTAGAAGCCCAAGAAGTTCCATTATAAACTTCAGATACTGCTGTCTCACCAGGCGCAAATCCTCCGAATCCCAATGCGGCATTTTGTGTACCCGCTGATCCAGGAAGTTGTCGCGCAGTAATCATTGATGCTACAGAAGTCCAAGAAGTACCATTATATTTTTCAGTATCTGCACATGTCGCTGAATTAAATCCTCCAAACGCTAAAGTTGCTGATTGAATACCTGCGCCTCTTAATGCATATCTAGCTGTAATCATAGCAGAACCTATTGACCAAACCGCTGGGGGTGTGCTATAGTAAGTATATTGCAATTGATTAGTATCAGTATTAAACCAAACATTACCAACTGAACCTGTAAATGAACCAGTCAATGAATTGGCCATTTGTGGCATCGCTATTACGGATCCTGTTATACTTAAAGCTATGTTAGTTGCTGATCCAGTTATTTGCATTGAGTTTGTATTATACTCATATAAATATTAGCATCTATACAGTTCTCACTAATTGATTTATGTCGAACATTTCATTTACGTCAATATAAGGACATTCGTGTAGTACACCATCTAAATTATAGTCAAATATGTACGCATCAATTAGTTTAGTTACACCTTTTGGTTCTTTTGCTACAATATTATTGTGTAGTTTGTATCCAAATACAGTTGGTGAAGTTCCTACCCATAATACAGTTGATGGTAGATTAAATGATGCTGCTGCGTGTTGTAAAGAGGAATCAATCAAGATTCTTTTTTGAGCACCTACTAACATAGCAAATAATTCCATGTTTGTCATAGTATAATCTACTACTTCTACTCCTTGTAGTTTTTGAGATTCTGGTCTAGTTACTTGAAAAATATGGTATTGGTCTTTATATTTGTTAGCGATTGCTTGCGCTATATCAAATGGAATATCTCTACACCAGCTATAACCGTATTTTTGACCTGTTAAAGGTCCACCATTGGTCTGTAATACCATTGTTGGTTTATCTCTCATCCACAAGCTATGAGTCATTTTTTGAGCCATATTAACGTGAATTTGAGGTGTCTGTCCTGTGTAAGGAATACTTAATAAATCACACCAATTTTCAATCAGATGTTTCTTTCTTAAAATATGTCCTGTTTGATGATAAGGTTCGTGTTTAAAGATTAGTGTATCTTTATCTTTAATAAAATCTTCATAGAAATAAGGTCTATTACCTGAGAAATATACTCTGTCAACAAATGGATTGTTTAAGAACACTTCAGGGTAAGATACTACCATGATCAATCGTCTGTCAGGATATGATTCTTTTACTGTTTGACATAGAGCAGTTGCTGCTATATTTTTACCTAATCCACCTTCAACAATCCAAACTACATTTTTATCTGTAGTAGATGATGATTTAAATTCAACGATGCTTTTTTCATCTGCTTTTGGTACGTACATTCCTTTTGTCATTGTTTATAACTGTTTAAAATAATAATTCTGTTAGGTTTTCTTCTTGTCCAAATCCTTTTACTGGTACTACATTAAATGCTAAACTGCATCTAACGCTTTCAGTATTATTTAAAGGAACTGAGTTGTGTAAATAAGATGGAAATAATACCAATAACCCTGCTTCAAAGTTAACGGAAAATTCTGACCATGCAAATTTAGATTTTCGTTTATCATCTTGCATTTTTGGCATTATAGTATTTTGATTCATTGCGCCTGACAATTTATGAAATTTGATTGCGGGTGTTTTTTCCTCAGCATAACCATAATAAAATACCCCTGATATTAAACTATTAGGATGTGAATGCATCATGTGGTGTTGACCTGGTTCTTTGTGCGATACCCAAGACTGTGACATTTTATATCCATCGTAATCGTATAGTAAAGTATCGTCTGAGAACTCCTGTACACATTCAAGTATAAAGATTCTTAAATCATCACATTCAGGTTTAGATAACACATAGCTATCTTTTGATCGTCTTCCATAATTAGCTTCATCGCTTTTAGTTTCCATATTCTGTTCATTTAAGAACGGAATTACGGACGATAATTCAGGCGGTATTACAGTCATGTATACTGGCGTAGGAAATAAGTCTACTACTTCATATTTAGGCATATCTTCCAAATATTATTTCTGAAATTGTCTCTCTATCTCCCAAAGTTCCTTTTGTTAGTGCGTTTACACCTAAAGCTTTTCTAACTCTATTAGTTTTATTAGGCGGAACACCGTGTGTTAAATACGATGGGAAAATAATAAGATTATTCTGTTTTGGTTTAAAATATATTTCTTCTTGTGAATAAGTGTGTTTTTGATAGTCATCAAGTAACGAAGGTTCTAGATACGATCTATGATATGATTTCGCTTCTTTACTAAAACATATTGCAGCATCATCTTCTTGATGATCATAATAGAATACAGCTGCTATTAATGTATTAGGATGTGTATGTGCTTTATGGAATTGTCCAGGATTTTTATATGTTAACCACGATTGCGCAAATTGTATTTCCTCATAATTGTATCTCATTACGTTTGTAGCAAATTCTCTCATGTGAAACATGATAAAATTAGATAACGGATTACATATTGGATTGTCTATTACATAACTATTCTTAGATATTACCCCATATCCGCCTTCACTAGCATCATTCATTTCACAGCTATCAAAATATCTAATTATATCAGTTGTATTTTGATTGTATGTTGTTACATATAGTGGTACTGGGAATAGATTAAATACTTGAACGTCGTTATTCATTATTTCAATTTTGCTGGTACCAGATTAAATGCGATTGATATGCGTTCTTTGTCTGATTCGTTTCTGTCTACATAATGTTTAATCCAACTAGGGAATAAATAAAGAGTAGAGGTTACTGCTTTTTTAGTTACAGATGGAGCATTTACCATTGTTGGCTCTTCAACATTTCCAGTCAAGAAATAATCAGCATTATCTGGTCTTACTAATACTAAATCACCCATATTATCATCGGGTACTTCTACATAGTAGACACCTGATAAGATACTTTTTTGGTGGTCATGAAGTAGATTGTAATCGTGTTTGCCATTAATGTTAATCCAAAAATTACCCATTTGTAATTCTATTCCCATGTGTCTACGACAAACATCGTTTGAGAATAAGGTAATATCAGTAAATAGTTTTTCTAAATCAGTTGGTACTGGAGTTAACCACTCTTTACTATGCCAACCACCTCTATTTGAAATAGTTACACCAGGTAATTTTTCTCTTGTTTGTAGACAATAATCTTTAATAGATTCATTATCGATTCCAGTTACTGGTATTTCCCACACTGGGGTTGGAAACCACAGTTGTTCATAAACTTTAAATTCCATAACTAATTTTTTATACTATCTAAATGGTCTACCTCCTGTCCAAAAAACTAAACATTTTCTTTGTCCTTTGGTTATTGGTTTTACTCTGTGCATACAGAATGCAGGGAATATAATAACGTCACCTTTTTCTCTTGGTACAGTTACAAATCCATCTTTTCCTCCCATCCATAATTCAAAATCACCTCCTTCATATTCTGAGGAATCTGATAGTTGTACGGTCATAGCTAATTTACGTTTGTTAACGCCGTAAGCACCTACGTCCATATGCCAATCTAGATGTCCTCCGTCTTCAGGATAAATTACATAATGTATTGGATCAGTTACGATATCAATATCAAAATGAAATAGTGATTCGTTAGCTTGTACAGCTAAAGGAAATAATAATTCGTACAACCATTGAGAGTGAGCTTCTGGTGTGATATAAGCAATATTTCTGTTATTTGTTTTGTACGAATCAGTAGCAGTACCTAATTCTGCAACTCCTGTTCTACCCTTTTGAAACTTATAATTTGCATGGACCATTTTTTCTAGTCCATTTATCATTTCATCATTAAATACATTTTTGAAATAATAAAAATCATTCCAATTCGACGTTGGTTTAAAGTCGTTGTAAGGTTTCAAAGGATACATAACTATTCAGGTTTAGGATTACCGTTTGTTAATTGTGCTCTAGCTTGATCAAATGTTACTAACTTATGATCCTGTGTCATTAATCTTTGTACAGTTTGTAATGGTCCTACCGCATTAATGATTTCAGCTGGATTTGATTGGTCATTCAATGCTGATACTCTATTTTGTAGAGTTAACATATAAGAATGAGCTTGGTGCTGATCTACATCTTGGCTATTAAATGAACCATCATTCAATTCTGCTTTGATTTTAGACCACAAACTGATTTCTCTTACTCTGTCTTTAGCTACTTGGCACATATTTGCTTTAGCGTATAGATTTTCATCTAGATCAATTTGTAATTCTTGTACTTTTAAATCATCTCCTTCTGCTTCTGCAGCTCTTAATTCTTTTTCTAAACGTAAACGTTTTACAGTATTACGTCTTAAATCAAATGTTACTGACATTAGTCCGTCAAAGTGAGCTGATTGCTCTCTAACAGACTGCCAATATTTTGATGCAGGTGTTGGATGAACTGCGTCATTTAGGACTGAGATTCTCATTTCTGTCTCTGTTCTAAAGATCTGCTTCTTATTCCAGTTATCAGTTAGTTCAGCTTTTAGGGCTAATACTACATCCGCTTCTTCTGGTTTCAATACGTTTAAAACCGCTTGTAAATCATCGGTAACTGCTAGATCTTTTATTTGATCGTTATTTGACATAAACTTATTTTGTTGTTATTTGATTAAATCTACTTAATTAATTTGATACTTTTTAATATATCTTTATGGTAACACAATAGGTTGTGGTTCTTGTGTTAAAGGTCCTGGTACATAGTTTGCAACGGCTTCTTGATAGATAACATCTTGAATAGCTTGTGCCTCTTCTTTTGTTTTTTCTACTGCTCCAACTCTTGCTGCCCAAGTTGTATTTTCAGTTACCCAAATATCTCCAGGATATCCTGATACGTGTGCTAACTCATTGTCTTGATGGGTGATAAATCCTAAACCCGTGTTTACTGCTTGATAGTAATTCATGTTATTTGTTTTTTAAGTTGTTAATTTCGTCTGTTAATGATTTAATTTGTTGTTGTTGTTCTTGCATTCCTTTTACAAGTAAAGATACCATTTTTGAGTAGCTTAATCCTTCTACTTCACCTTGATCATTTGTATTTACTACTTCAGGATATATTTTTTGTACATCTTCTGCTATAAATCCAATATCATGTCTTTGATTTGATTTCCAATCGAACTCTACTGGTCTTAATTGATTGATTTTATCTAATTGAGAAGTTAATTGAGTTACATTACTCTTATATCTTTGAGCTGATGTTTCTACTAGAGATGTTACTGATATATTTCCAGCTGTCAAAGTACCATTTGTATTTGAATAAGATACTGTGTTTAAAACTGCTGGAGAATTAAATAATTCTGTTGTTGTAAGGTTACCTGCCGATAATGCTGCTGTTGAAGATCCTGCAGATGCATTAGTATTCTTAGCTAAATTCATTGATGATACCGATGACCATGATACTCCATTAAAACACTCTGTATTGTTTACAGCCAATGTAGTACATCCTCCAAATGCTAAGGCTGCATTAGTTGATCTGCCGGCTCCACCATGAGCATATCTACCCGTAATCATTGCAGTGCACGATGACCAAGATGTACCATTATACGCTTCTGTACATGATACTACTGCTGGAGATGCCCCTCCAAACACTATTACTGATGTATTAGAAGCACCTGCTCCCGCTAAACTATTTCTAGCTGTAATTAAAGCTCCGCCGGCTGCCCATGTTGATCCATTATATGCTTCTGTACATCCACAAACAGAACTATTAGATCCTCCTATTGCCAAAGCTGCACTAACTGTCCCAGCTCCTGCTAATGCAAGTCTAGCCGTAATCATTGCTCCTCCACCTGACCAAGTACCAGATGTATATAGACATGTACAGGTTATTGCTCCGTATGAACTACCACCAAATGATAATGCCGATGCATTTGAAGCTCCTACCATAGCATGATCTCGAAATCTAGTAGGATTTGCTGTTGCAACTGCCCATGAAACTCCATTATATGTTTCTGTACAACACGTTAATGCTATGGTTGGACTTTGTCCTCCATTAGTTATAGCTGATGTTTGAGATCCAGCTCCTGTGTTAGAGTATCTACCTGTATTCATTTGAGCTGCTGATGACCACGCTCCTAATGTAGAACTGTATCCAAAGTTTACATCTCCTACAGAAGCTAATGTTCCTACTGTACAGTTTGTACCTGATATTGTAGAACTACCTGTAACTATATCGTTAACTATTAAATTGGTTGATGAGAATACGCACGTATTAAATGTTTCTGTTACTGTACCACCGTAACATGCCATTGCCAATGCTGCCGATGATATACCTGATCCTCTAGTATTAACTCTAGCGGTAATCATCGAATTATTTGATGACCATGATGTGCCATTAAATGTTTCTGTTGATCCTAGATTTGCTGGGGTATTAAATCCACCAAATGCTACGACTGCAGTTTGTGTTCCTGCTCCGCCTAATCCGTGTCTTGCTGTAATTAACCCTGTGCATGTAGACCAAGATACTCCATTATAAGCTTCTGTACAGGATAAAGAAAGTGGTGATCTTCCACCAAATGCTATAGCTGATAATGCAGATGCTCCATTTCCTCCATGACAATATCTAGCAACACTTAAAGCACCTCCAGCTGTCCAAGTAGATCCGTTGTATGCTTCAGTACATGTAACTGTATTACCACCAAATGCTAATGCTGATGTTTGTGTTCCTGCACCAGCTAAAGCAGGTCTAGCAGTAATTAAAGCAGTTACTGTAGTCCAAACATTACCGTTAAATATCTCTGCGCAAGATACGTTTCCTGGTGTACCACCACCAAATGCAATTCCGGCTGTTGTAGATCCAGCTGATCCTATGGAATGTCTACCTGCATTAAGGGCTCCTGTAATACTCCAAGCTCCTCCATTCCATAATTGTGTATCGGTGCATGTATTTGCTCCTCCCATTATTATACCTGCATTAATAGAAGTACCAGTTCCACCTATACAGTTTCTTGCTATGTTTGCAGAAGCTACTGTTGCCCAAACTCCGCCTGTATTTACAGAACCCATATTTAAGGAACCTGTAATACCTAATGATCCTGTTATTAAAGCTGATCCTGTAAATGGAAAAGCATTTGCTGATTGCGCAAAAGTTGCATACGATGCAGTACCAAATAAACTACCAGTTGCTGATATGTTTCCTGTTGTTGATGAGTAGTTAAATGATGATAATAATGGCTGAGAATATAACTGTGTATTAGGGGTTATTGCAGTATCATATCCGCCAAAAGTCATAGCGGCTGTTTGAGTACCTGCTCCTGCACCATAGCTTTTAGTTGTAATCATAGCATTAGCTGTAGACCATGATGTACCATTCCATAATTCTGTGCATGTTCCTCCTCCCATCGCAATTGCAATATTTTGAGTACCAGCACCATATAATGCGGCTCTCGCAGAGTTCATTGCTCCTACAGCAGACCATGAAGTTCCATTATATTTTTCTGTACACGCTAATACAGTAGAGCCGTTACCACCAAATGCTAACGCTGTTGTGGAAGACACTCCTGAGCCGGCTAATAAACTTCTAGCCGTAATTAATGCTCCTCCGGCACTCCATGCTGAGCCATTATATGCTTCTGTAAGTGCCACAAACGTTGGGGTTGCAGGTGTTCTTCCTCCAAATGCTAATGCTGATGTTGTTGAGCCTACTGCGGCTAAATATGTTCTCGCATTAATTAAAGCACCTCCTGCAGACCAAGCAGAGCCATTGAATGTTTCTGTACAAGTCATACCGTTTTGAAAAGAAGGTGTGTTATTTTGACCTCCTACTGCAATAGCTGCAGTTTGAGTTCCAGCGCCGCCTAAAAATCCTCTACACATAATCATAGCACCTCCAGAGGACCATAAATTTCCGTTAAATAGTTCCGTACAAGTACATTTATCAGCACAATATCCACCAAATGCTAATGCTGCAGTTTGAATACCGGCGCCTCCTAATGTCATCCTAAGTGTAATTAAAGGAGATCCAGTTGACCAAACAGCCGAAGGACTAGTATAGTTAAACGCTACTGATCCGATTGAATTTAATGAACCTACTATGTTTACAGTGCCTGTAGTATTTTGAGTTCCTGATAAGTTTTGGCTACCAGTTACTGATTCGTTTGCGATTAAATTTGTCGTAGAAAATATACATGTATTATATACTTCTGTACAACTTGTATCGGAGGATATACCGCCCCCAGCTAATAAAGCTGCATTTTGAGACCCCGCAGTACCACTATTACCTCTACCTATTATAAGACTAGTTCTAGCAGCCCATGATGTACCATTATAAGCTTCTACACATGAAACATTTGTGGGTGGATTTATTGTACCCATTACTAACGCAGCATTTTGTGTTCCTACGCCTTGTACTGGATTTCTACCATTTATTAACGCCGTTGCGGTCGACCATGAAACACCATCATATGACTCTACGCATGTTACAACTACTGGTGTTATTCCACCAATTGCTAATGCAGCAGTTGTTGTTCCTGCGCCAGATAATGTAGCTCTAGCTGTAATCATTGCGCCTCCTGTTGACCAAGACGTGCCATTAAATGCCTCAGTGCAAGATGTATAGTTACCTCCCATAGCTAGAGCAGCATTTGCTACTCCTGCTCCTGCTAAATATCTTCTTGCTGTAATTAATGAAGTATTTGTAGTCCATACTGCTCCGTTCCATGTTTCTGTAGCAGCGGATTGTGCGCCTGTAAAACCTCCAAATACTAATAATGATGTTTGAGTTCCAGCGCTAGCTAAGTATCCTCTTGCAGTATTTAGACTTATTTTTGCAGTCCATGATACACCATTATATGTTTCTGTACAACTAAAGCTTATAGGACTATATCCTCCTGCTACGGTAGCAGCAGTAGTAGTACCTCCACCAGCAAGACCTCCTCTAGCTGAAATTAATGCGCCTGCAGTTGTCCAAACTCCTAATGCGCTGGTTGTTCCCATATTTAAAGACCCAGTAATACCTAATGATCCTGTAATTTGAGCAGATCCAGTGTATGGGAACACAATTGCGTTTGCTGATTGAGCAAATAATGCGTATGAAGAGGTTGTTGCATATGACGCAGTACCGAATAAACTACCTGTGGCTGATATATTTCCTGTTCCATCTGAATACGTGAATGTTGATGGTTGTGTTACACCGTAGTATAGTTCTGTTGCTGCTCCACCATATATACCTGCAACAGCTAATGCTGAGTAAGCGGCACCTGTCCCACCAGCTCTTTGTCTTGTAGTAATCATACCTGATAGCGCAGTCCATGAAGTTCCGTTATAACATTCTGTGCATCTAGCGTTTGTTAATACAGATTGAGGTCCTCCACCAAATGCTATTGCTGCATTTTGAGATGTACCTGCTCCTGCGATGTTAACGGCTAAAGTAATTAAGTTTCCTCCCGATGACCAAGAAGTTCCGTTAAATGCTTCTGTTGAAGGTGTTGAATAACCACCAAACGCTAATGCTGCTGTAGCGGTACCTGCTGCCCCATTATAATATCTACCAGTAATTAAATTGGCTTTTGCTGTCCACGCTGTACCGTTCCATAATTCAGTAAGGGTTGTACTTGGTAGACCGCCTATATATAAAGTATTATTTTGCGTTCCAGTAGCAGCTCCCCTATATCTATTTGTAATTAAGTTAGTTGCTGTAGCCCAAGTTGATCCGTTGTATAATTCTGTAGCTCCATTTCCCACTGCTATAGCCGCGCTTTGAACACCGGCTCCTACTACATCATTTCTAGGACTGATCATAGCTGTTGCTGATGACCATACGGAGCTGTTGTATTTTTCTACTGTTGATATTGGAGTTCCTCCAAAGATTAAAGCACAAGTACTAGTACCAACTGTACCAAATGCAGATCTAGAGCTAGCGATTGTATTTGCTTTTGAAGTCCATGATCCACCTATTGGCGTTACGTAGGCCATTGTAACCGGGCCAGTTATATTAACTCCTGCAGCTCCAATTACTGATAAATCTCCTGATACTGCAGCTGATCCTGTGAATGGGAAAGCACTAGTGGCAATTGATGGAGCGTAAGAGGCTGATAGGACATATGATGCTGATAGAGCATACGATGCAGAGGCTATTGAGCCTGTTATACCTCCTGTAACTGTTAAAGATCCTGAAATTACTGAGTTATTCTGTGCTATGAGACCATTTCTGGTTACGAATTCATTTGCCATATGGTATACCTTAGATCACTGTCCCTAAGGTGCGGGTTTAATTATATAGTATAAATATTAGGATAAACCGAAACGCGATTTTTGAGCGTTATAGTTTTGTAGTATTTCTGTTGATGATAGGGTGCGGTTGTATATCTGCACATTTGCTATATTTCCATTTAATTGTTGAGTATCTCCTCCATTTCCAGTTCCCCCATTTGCAATTTCAAATTCAATATTAAAAGAATCATTTCTTTTTATAGTAGTTGTTAGAATAGAACTACCATTTGAATATATGATAGCATTATTACTTGGTGTTCCAGTATTTGTGGTAAATGTCATACAAATATGTTTCCAAGAATTATCTGCTATATTAAGACCTGTTGTTCTAACTAAACCATTTCCCCAATCATAAGTTATTAATACTCCATCATAACAAAATAATCCATAATTAAACTGTTTTGTTATTATTGATCTAAAGCCACTTCCTGGATTTAGTGTTTTTACCCAAGCAGATATAGTTCCTTGAGATAGTTGTAATATTGAATTATTTCCACAACTAACATAATCATCAATTCCATCAAATACAATACTTCCACCATTTGTAGAGCTATAAGTAGGTCCATTAGTTAATGTTCCATTATTTCCACCTCCACTCATATCATTCCAAGTAGTACTTCCACTAACATAGCTATTTGGATCCGCTGCATTAAGTGATAATACAAGTCCATTTGTTACTATTTTACCATTTGAGTATTGTGTTGCCATATAACTTTTTTATAGGCCGAAGCGTGATTTTTGAGCGTTATAGTTTTGTAGGATTTCTGTTGATGATAGGGCACGGTTATAGACTTGTACATTTGATATATTACCATGCAGATAATTACTAGGTCCTCCTGTTGTATTTGCACCTATCATTGAATAAGCAGTTCCTGTATTTGCAGTATAATTATTCTGACCTATTAAAACACCATTTACATATATATAAACTGTAGGACTAATATATGTTATAGCCACATTATACCAAACATTTGTGGAGATGATATAGCTAGTTACGTAATCAGCAGTATTATATCCCCAAAAAACTATACGATTTGATGCATCGTAATATAAACCGAAAAATTGTGCTGTTACGCTATTTCCGTAACCATATATTACATCAACCGTACCACTTACATTTTGTTTGAACCATACTTGTAAACTTTTACTATTTGAACCAATAGCAAAATTATTTGTTAAGGTATTTCCATATTGATTTGAACCATTAAATATCAATGTACCACCATTGGTACTACTATAAGTAGGACTGTTAACCAATGTACCAGTATTCCCATTACCACTCATATCATTCCAAGCAGTTCCAGTACCAGGATAACTGTTTTGATCGGCTGCATCTAAAGCTAATACCAATCCGCTTGTTACTATTCTTGGACTATGACTAAAACTCATATTATACTATTGCTATTTGTGAAACACGATACGCTCTTCCTGTTGGATCTCCACTTTGTAATTCGTCTGCTTTAGCTTGCGCTTCTGCTTCATTATCGTAATCATAGATTGGATCATTTGGATCTAATCTTGCTACCCATATGCTATCGTTGCCTGGTATAAATTGCATTTGTACTTGAAACATATTATATAAGTGTTACTGGTGGCTGAGGAATATATTCGTCTTGTTGGCAAGATAATATCCACTCAAATTGTGTGTTTGTGATTAATGTTTTGTCTTCATCAGTTAAGAATGTGTACCACACATCATTGATGTCTTGAACACAATTAAATAATTGGTATGGTGCAAATTCTACACCTTGAATGCTATCTTTTTGTTCGATTGTTAGTGTGTATCCCATCATGTTTTTTTATTTTAAACTTGTCTTGAAAGTGAAGTTTGGAATGCTTGTACTGCTGTATAGAAATTAGCTGCGTCTGTGTCTGATAAACCATTTCCTATACTTGCAAATGCACATTCTAAAGAAGAAAAATTTTGTGCAACTCCTGTTATATAATTACCTGCTCCAATGAAAGCAGTAACACTTCCAAATCCTGTTGTATCACTTACAGTATCAGTTGCCCTTAAAACTCCAGTTGTGTAATATTTTAAACTTGTTGCACTTGTTCGTGATAATATTGCAAATTTTCTTGCATCAGTTTCTGTGAAATTTATTACGGATGTACTAAAACTTCCTAATTGACCACCACCTTTATTTCCTGGCAATGGTCTTTTAATATACAAATCAACTGAAGTTGTATAGCTTGAATTCCCATATCCTCCTATACATGTTGGATTACCTGAAACATCATTTAAATCTCTTGAATAATATGAAGCATGAGAATTTGTTTGAGTTAATGCGCTAATATCTAATGTAGTATTCATATAAGCATTTGTTCCATTTGGTTTTGCTCCTGTGCTTGCAAAAGTCCACCCACCACTAAATGTTCCTGTATATGAACTGCTTTTTAAGTTTTGCGCACAAGCAGCTGCACTAGCACCTACCATTGGGTAAATAGTTTGCATTGAATCCCAAAGATTATTTGCTTTTAAACTTGCAACTAAGTTAGTAATGGCTGTTTGTTCTGTTCCAGATAATGTTCCACCAGCTGCAGTAACCCTAGCAAAGAATGCTTGAGCATCAGTGTCATTAGTATTTGCTATAGACATTGAAAATCTACCAGCACCGCTATTATTTTTTAATGTAAATCCACCTCTTCCATTTGTATTTAAAAACTGTATTGGCATATTAAAGATAAGTTACTTGTGATTTAATTGACCATCCACTTGTACCAGTAGTTACATTAAACTGTACTTGACTTGTTACTATAGAAACGGATGCTGTTACGTTAGATGTATTTCCAATATCTATCGTTGAATAATCTGTAAATTGCGTTGTTCCCGCATTCCAAATCGCCATTACTTCGCCTGCTCTAGCATTAGCGCCATTGGTTGCTGTGTACTTATAGAACGCAGAAGTAAACGATCCTGTTGCTGTTGTGAATAAGTTATTTGCTCCTACTATAGATGAAGCTACTGTTGCAGTAGAGATCTGAGATAGTCCAATTTGAAATGTGCTAGCGTATGATGCAGTTACCGCTGATGATATAGATCCATTTATTGAACCTGATACGTTAAAAGATCCTGTTACATACATTGATCCACTAACATCCAATACGCCATTTAAACTGGTTTCTTTTCCTATTCCGACTGCTGATTGTGAAACGTATAATGCTTTTGATCCAAATTTACCTATTCTTACTGTGTTATCAGAAAATGCTTCCATAACAGGTAAACCTGATATTGTATTAACTGAGAATAATGAACCTGATAATGAATCATCAATTTGGAATAATCTTCCTGTTGTACCATCTACTGTGAATACTCCTGATCCTGTACCTTTTAATGCTAAAGGAGAAGTAGCAGTTGATGATGATATGATTAATGAACCTGTAATAACTGCTGATCCGCTGAAAGGAAATGCGCTTGAAGCAGCGCCTGGCATAACATAGGATGCAGTAGTAGCAAAGGATGAACTTATTGCATTTAATACGTAAGATGCCGTTGTAGAATATGATGCGCTTAATGCGTTAGTAGCATATGATGCTGTACCAAATAAAGAACCAGTGATTCCGGCGCTTATATTTAATGATCCCGTTACAACTAATGATCCAGTTACAATTGCTGATCCTGTTAACACTAATGTATCAGCATTATTTGAGAATAGAGTCGTGCCCGAGCTACCACTTATGTTTAAAGATCCAGTAATAACTGCAGATCCGCTAAATGGAAATCCATTTCCTGATACACCTCCACCTATAACATAAGATGCAGTTGTAGCGAATGATGATGTTAATGCATATGATGCACTTACTGTATTAGACGATGTTAAATTATTAATGATTGTGCCGTTTACAGATAAAGAGCCAGTTATTGCTACGCTACCTGTGAATTGATGCGTGTTACTAAGTAGATTACCAAATATATTAGATCCGCTAGAATATACTGTAGATGAAGTAATAGTTTGAACAACTAAGGTTTGAGCAGTTAATGGCCCTATTACATTTAATGATCCTGTTATGGTCGCTGAACCCGTTAGTATTAGAGTATCGGCGTTGCTTGAAAATACAGTTGTACCCGAACTACCGCTTATATTTAGAGATCCTGTAATAACTGCTGAACCGCTAAAAGGAAAAGCAGGTTGAGCTGTAGATACATAAGATGCTGTTAATGCATACGAGGCAGAAGTGGCATTTGCAACTGATCCAGCTACAAAAGACGCTGTTGTAGCGTATGAAGCTGAAGTTGCAGATGTTGCTGTATCAGCATTACCTGTTAAAGTAGCCGTTAATGTTGAACTGTTTACCCATCTAGCTGAAACATTATTCCATACTAATGCTTGACCATTTGTTTGTCCTGATATTGAGACGTCTGAAAGTCCTGCTAATGTTGAAGTAACTACTGTACCTCCACCTCCAGCTTGTCCTCCCACTGATCTAAATAAACCAGCTGGTACTAATTTGTATGATGCTGCTGTAGCGAATGATGCATCATTTCTTACAACGATTGATCCTAAAAATATTGCATTTGCAGCAGTATTTGGGGCCTCTGTAAATGATTCTATTTGGATATTTGAAATAGCATCTGTTGAGGTTGGATAAGTAGCATTACCATAATAAACAACAATCGCTTTAGTAGTTGAATTAGGGTACCAAAATACTCTTTGTATAGTGAATACTCTATTACCGCCAGTTAATCCACTTATATCTTTTAATACTCCACTTCCACTAACATAATGCCCTGGGTCTATTGTTGTATATCCAGTTCCGGCATTTGTATCATAAACCCATTCAGATCCAGATTGCCAATATCTAAATATTTTAGATACTGTCGTTCCTGCATCTGTTATGTAAGATGGATTGCTTGGATCAATAGGGTAGTTTGCTCCATCTGAAAATGCAGTACCGCTTCCTACTGTTACTCCTAGAGAACTAGATGTACTCATAGCAAATCCCGACAATTTTAATGGACCAAATGCTTGAATGAATATATTAGATCTTTGTTTCCACCCATATGCTAAAGAAGGCTGTGTTTTAAAACCGTTAATAGTAGAGTGGTTTTGATGTAATACAACTCCGATTGGTATTAATGTATCATATTGACCACCACTAAATGGAGTTCCTTGAGCAATTATAGTTGGAATTTTATTCGATCCGGATGCATATATTCCTACGAATGATTGATCATAAGACGCACTTAGTGGAGCAATACTAGCTGATAGACTATTCCAAGTTAGATAACTAACAGTTGGATATGGGTTATCAGTTAATGATCCGTTTAAATTTACTATAATACCGCTTCCCGATCCTATTGTATATACTGTAGATGAAGCGGTTGTTATTAAAGCACCATTTAATAGACCACTATATAGATTACCTTCTAGCCATCTTAAACGAGTTGTGTTTGAAAATCCTTTTCCGTTTTGAGTAAAATATAAATCTTGAGTTGATCCAGAAACATATACGTAAGATGCTGATACTGTTGCATCTATATTTTCTACTACTGGTAGAAACTTAATAGCTCCATTTATGCTAGTGTCCCCGTAAATATTGATATTTGTAGCTGCGCCTGGTATTGATCCAGATATAGTTAAGCTACCTGATAAAACCGTATTACCGCTTAAAGTATTATTACCTATTTGGGTTGTTGATCCACTTACATTTAAGCTTCCGGTAATTATTACATTTTGAACTAATGGATTTATGTAAGATGCTGTTAAAGCATTTTTTACATATGATGCTGTTAATGCGTATGATGCAGTAGCTCCGTTAATTAGATATGATGCACTTAAAGCATACGATGCTGATGTTGAATTAGCAGCATATGAAGCAGTTACAGAATTATTTGCAAAAGAACTACTAATAGCATTTAAAACATACGATGCAGTTTGAGCATTTGTTACATAAGAAGCAGTTAATGCATATGATGCTGAAGTAGTATTAGCTGCATAAGAGCTACTAATTGCATTTAAAATGTAAGAAGCGGTTTGCGCTGTTACTACATATGAAGCAGTAGCAGCGTATGATGCACTTATAGCATTTGAAATAATACCTGATCCAGAGTGATATGACGCACTTATAGCGTATGAAGCAGAAGTAGAATTATTTGAATATGATGCTGTTACAGCGTAAAAAGCGTATGATGCTGTAGCTACTGATAGAGAAGAAGTTTGACTAGATGGTACTAATGAGCTTCCATTTAAACTTATGCTACCTGTTACATTTACAGATCCTGTAAACTGATGTGTATTTGATAATAGGCTTCCAAATTTAGTAGATCCAGTTATATATTCAGTTGACGAAGTAATGGTTTGAGCTACAATAGTTTGTGCTGTTAACGTTCCTGCTACTGTAAAATTATTTGCATATGATGC